GTCCTTCGAGAACTCGAAAAAGTTTTTGAAATGGGGGGGCTTTTATTTCTTTGGAAATATCAGCGTTCACTTTTCACTTTAATTTTTATTCTTTTTGTATTAAATCCCCATTCTCATCAAACATTAATCCTTCAACAACTGGACTATTCTTCTCATGATGTTCACGATTGTGGCAATCCTGACATAAAAGTTCTAAGTTATGAAAGCTCAATGTAATCTCTGGGTTATTTATATTCTCTGGTGTTATGTAATCCTTATGATGAACAATCTTTCCTGTCCCCTTACACCTCTCACATAATCCATATTTAAATTTAAAATATGAATCCCTACACTTCTTCCATGCTGTGGATTTATAAAACCGCTTTGCATATTCCTTTGCCATGCATCCACCTCAAAACAAATAACCGCTCAATGTTGAACGGTTATCCTTTATATAAAGTTATATGAAACCCAATACGGTAAATGAAGTTTTATATAACATAATTGTTATTAATCCCTATCTATTATTAGGTGGCTTTTGTACGACAAAAATAAAGCTTTTATCTCTCATTGGACAGACTTATATTGAATGCAAATACTCTCAATAACTTCCCTTTCAACATTATATATCATTATATTATTTTATAAAAAAATATAGATTAATTAATCGAATTACCTTTACACGTATTATAATACGTGTTATAATAAGAGTATAGAAAGGAGGGAATAAGGGAGATGGACATTCTAGATATGTTAGACAAAGTAAGCGGGATTTCTTCTTTCATCTTAGCGATTTACATACTTCTCAAAGAAAGCAAAGAAGAAAAAAATAAGCGTCCTCAACGCAAAGGTTCCAGCCGACCAAGCAGAAAACCTAAGCGAAGAAAACGCAAGTAACCCATTGGGAAACTCAACCAACTGGTTGGGTTTCTCAAAAAAATATTATCATCTCCCATATCTATATGTCAAAAACTTCATTGATTTTAAATACTATTTGTTTGTTTTTAACAATTCGTTTCTTTATTGTTACCGACTTTTCTAATTTACAAATGTTAGACACTATCTACTTAATAGTGATTATTTTATGGATTCTGGTCTTCACCATTTCAATTATCAAGAAATTTAAGAAGTAAATCCATTACACTATATTTAGTAGGAGGAAAGATAAATGAGCACTTACCAAGATCGCTACATCTACCCATCTATTTTTGATTTTTCTAATGAGCAGGTTACTGTTACATTTCCTGACTTAGCAGATTGTCATGCTAATGGTACTAACTATGAGGATGCTTTTGAAATGGCTAAAAAGACATTAGCAACTCATCTATACGAAATAGAAGAGCAAAAAGGAAGTATTCCATCAGCTTCTAATCCAGCTTCTATTCAAACTAAAGAGAATCAAGTTATTGGCTTAATGGAAGTATGGATGCCACCATTTCGTAGTGAGATTGAGAATAAAGCAGTAAAGAAAACATTAACTATTCCTCATTGGCTTGATAAAATGGGAAAAGCTAATAATGTAAACTACTCACAAGTGTTACAAGATGCATTAAAAAAGCATTTAGGTGTTACCGAAAATAAAAATATCTAAAAGAGATGAGTTTTCTTCATCTCTTTTTTCTTTACCTAAAAAAAGAAATAACCGTTCAATAGAAACGGCTATTCCTCTTCATATGGTCTATATTTACTACGCAGGACTTCTAATTCCTTCTTCTTCTCTTCAATGTCTTCACGTAGAAACAAACTCACTCGTTCCATTTTCTTAAATGGTACAAGTTTACCATCTTTAATCATTTTACTAATTCTCGCTTTACTAATCCCTAAAACATCCATTACCTCTGGTGTTGTTAATACCTCATCATGTAAAAAAGAAAGCAGTTGCTCTTTATCCTCAAACTTGTACACCTTATTCACCTCTTTTTTCTTTAAATAGCCCATAAAGTCGTAATGACGTATTTATTATATACAGGACTAAAAGAATGATTAAAACGATATCCAAAACAGTTTTAAAAATACTCGCTTCGACTGAATCTCGAAAATACGCAAAGTAAAACAGTGTAACGAAAATAATTAAGATGTTCGATGAATTACTTGTTTTCTTCATATTGTTTACAAATTGGCAAGTTGTTATAATGTGTATAGAAGAGAGAAGGTGCGCTTCTCTCTTCCGCTCAAAATCATTTTCGTTTACGTCTGGCTGGGCGTTTTCGTTTGGTTTTGAGCTTTTTTACTTTTTCGTGGATGACTAGGACTTTTTCGATGATTGTTAGTGCTGTAAGTATCATTCCTAGTATCAGTGCTAACTTTGCCAATTTGTTTCCCCCCCTTTCGTTCTTTCTATATTTATTATACCATTTCTGTTTACCTAAGTAAATAGATTCCATGCATTTTCTGATTGTTTTTTTGATGTTTTTAACAATTTTATTTCTAATCAAATATGCGTTTCTCTTTTGATATCTTGCTTATCTACTACCAAAAATCAAAACAAAAAGCACCCAATCCGGATGCCTTTTGTTCAATAGAATACACTATATAATATCCTTATTTTTTATGGTAATTTAGATGCCATTCAAAATACTCAGCATTATCTTTATTCCATGTTAAGCATTCTTTTCCTTTGAGACTCTCAATATAATCTCTTACTGACTCTGGTAAATTATCTGTATTAACCAAGCTAATAATTTCTCCATTCAAGACAGTAATATACCCTTTCTCAAATAAATCATCACAACCAAATTTACACATAGGTATGGCTATATTTTCAATATCCAATCTTTCTTCTATGCTACAAAATGCTCTTTTCTTAATATGTGCAGCTACAAGTAAATCTATAGGATACTCTTTCCCACAAATTCCACAATTACACGCTTTCTTATCATTAAACAAATAGCCACGTAATATCCCTTGCTCTTTTCTAGCCTTGCCTTTTATCTCATTATCCAATGAAGCACTTTGTTCTAAGTCACCTATAATGTCTTTAATATTTTTCTTTGTTTCTTCCTTTGTACTAATTGGAGCATAAGAAGAACTATACAAATCAAAAGCGCTCATTATTATGTTACTTTTCTCTTGGTCTAACACTCTAAATCCTTGTATTAGATTTCCCTCTTCATAATCTAACAATCTATTAAAGACACTTAAACTAATGGCTTGATGTTTTATTTCATCTAAAAAGTAAATATACTCCCAGCTTTCACCACTATCTGTTTCTCCCCACAGATGCTTTGCTAATTCTAAATTATGTACCTTATATGCGATGGTAGCAGATGCAAAAATTTGCTTATTCGCTGAAAAAAGAGTTATATCTCCTCTTTGAATCTTTTCCCATTGCTTTATCTTTTGTGGACTTGGAGTTATCCCCCAAACACGGATTAAGTTTCCCTTATAAATTTCGGATAAATTATTAGCATCCTCTTGTTGTAAGAAAGGCTTAATTTTCTCAAATTCAATTCCATTACGCATTGTAGATTGAAAATTAAATTTAGCTACTTTATTCCCTGTAGGTTGTAGTATTATGTTGTACATACACTTACACCTCTTCTGTTTTATTTAGTTTTCTATAGTTCGTTATATTTTTTATTCGATCCAAATGACTTTTCAACTGGATATTTTTTTTGATTTTTTTCTAGCTTATTTTTAACTACTTCTTCTATATCCAAATTCATTTGGTCAGCCAATAGGATAGAATAAATTAATACATCAGCTAGTTCATCTTTGATGTTTTCAAAATTTTGTTCTATTGCATCTTCACTACTTTTCCACTGAAAATTCTCCAATAACTCGCTAGCCTCTAAAGAAAGAGAAATCGCTAAATCCTTAGGGTTATGAAATTGCTTCCAGTCTCTATCATCTCGAAACTTAAGAATTTCCTTTATTGTATTTTGATTCATTTTTGAATCCTCCCGCTATTATCCATTGGTAAATCCTTCTACAATTATATAAAACCAATTGCTTCCATTGCAAAAATTTAGATATACTAATTTTAAAAAGATAGACTGATAATAAATATAATTTACTCGGAGGAATACCTATGGCAAATAACAATCCTTGGTTGAATGAAATCATAGAAATATTAACGGAGTTAGGTGGAGATGGAACACTAAGTCAAATTAAAACCAAAGTTATGGAACGTAATAAAATAGAACTAAGTAAATATAAGCATGAACAATCAATAGGTGCACAAATAAGAAAGACTATCTATTATCACTCTAGTGAATGCGATATTTATAAAGGAGAACAGGACTTATTTTATGCTGTAAACGGTAAAGGAAATGGATGCTGGGGATTAAGAAACTTCGATATCAATAATGATTGGGATTTCATCGATCCTGAGGAGGAATTTTCTGAGGGGAAACAAATACTTAGAACTCATTTATCCTATGAACGTAATAACAAGGTAATCAGACGAGCTAAAGAGCATTTTAAGCAACAGCATGGTGGGAAACTCTTCTGTGAAATTTGTGGTTTTGACTTTCATAAAGTATACGGTGAATTAGGAAAAAATTTTATCGAAGGACATCATACAATCCCTGTATCTCAACTAAAAGAAGGAGAAAAGACTAGAATTGAGGATATTATAATGGTTTGCTCGAATTGTCATAGAATGTTACATAGACGTAAACCCTGGTTAAGTATTGAAGAATTAAAACTATTATTAAATAAAGCATCACTTTAAAAATAATAAAAATCCCTTTTCAAAGAACCGGGATTTTTATTACTCTTTATATATTTTTTATTCCAAACTCTTTAACAATATCTTTAGTTAACTTTGCTAATACTCTTTTATCCATGTTTTCGGCATCAACATAGTTTGAGTATACCAACCTTAATAAATCCTCCTTTTTAGAAAATAAATTAGGAAAGTCTTTATATATAGATTTAATACTATCATTATTATACAAAAGTGATTTTATAATTATTTCACCTACGTAATCTGTATGAGCATTATATAATGTCTTTAACTTAAATACTCTCTTACTATTATTAATTTTATGAAGTAGCAATTTAAACTCTGAGCGTTTATATTGTCGTTTTTTTAATGCGTTTATTTTAAAATCAATTGTAAGAATTTGAGGATTATGAAGTAAAGCATTTACATAGTCTTTATCATCTATTTCTTCATTAAATTTAACTGTGAAATCGACTAAATCATCTAACTCATTATCATATGGGTGTAAATGTGTCTCAACATCAAATTCTTTACTGCCTTTTAAATTTGAATTACAAATATGACAACAAGGAATAAGATTAAAGAAAGAAACTGCAAAAAAAGGATACTGAGTTTGGCTATAAAAATGATCTAATTCAGGTCTTGTTCTTCCCACCTCACCTGTTACCGGTTCAACAGTAGTAGTGAATTGTCTATTACAATAAGGACAAACCTCTACTTTTAAATTTTTTACTAATTCATATGCATCCCATCGAGTATTTTCATTCTTGCTTTTAGATATCGTTGTAAAATTATCATAATTAAAGATTTTTTCTATCTTCTTATATAGTTCTAGTAGTTCTTTACCTTCTTTAATTTCATCATTCACAGATTTCAATTCAAGCTCAATATTTGATAGTTCTTTATTAACATCAAACATTGCGGTTCCATAAGTTTTTCCTTTTATAAGATTTTTTTGTTTTTCTAACAACTCTTCCATTCTATCAGTTTGTTCCTTCAACTGTTCTCCAACAATTGTATTATTTATTATTTTATTAGCAATATAACCATTACTGCTATTCATATTTTTTAATACTTGACTTAGGCACTGAGGATCCCCCATAATAATATCCTCAATATTTTCCAATAAATACTCTAAAAACTTCTTTTTTAAATCGTTCTTTTCATTTTCTTTAATCTTTTCTAATTTCTTTAAATACCCTCTTTTTTCAAAGAACACCTTATAGTGTTTTTCAGCAAGTACATTTAGATTATTACGCTTGATTTGTATCATTTTTCAATTTCTCCAACTTTTCTATACGTAATCTAAGCTTTTGAATTTCACTATTTACATTTACCATGCTTATTGACTGTCTATCTGTTAACATTTGAAAAAGTTTGTTACGTATTACCGGTTCACCAATTAAATTGATAGTCCTCGTTATTTTCTCCTCATTTTGGAAAATTGTATCAGAATCTTCTTTAATAAGAAGTTGAATTATTTCATTAATTTTTCTTTTAGCAAATGCACCTGTAACACCATCTTCCATAAAAAACGAATGCGCTAACAATGAATGAATATTTGCCGCAAAAGTTTGATGATACTCTTCTAAACTATCTATTACTACACTCTTATCCATTTCTTTTTTTAAAAATATAATATTTGTACTTGGGAGATCGGAAACTACAAAAGGCGAATTAGATGTTAGTATTATTTGGATGTTCCTTTGTCTTCCATCCATGTTCCTAAATAAAATGGGAAAGTACTCAATTAAATTATTTAAAAGCTTACCTTGCCAATGCGGATGCAGATATACTTCTCCCTCATCTATCAAAATTATCAAATCATTATCAATATTTTTAGTCAGCTCCCATCTTTTAGAAGCAAAATAAAATCTTGCATAAATATTTAATAATGCATTCTCTCCACTACTTAAATTTCTCCAAGAAAAATCAATAAAATCATTCTTGATGCATGCCTTCTCATAGAGATTCAAAAATTCTTGAAAATCTTTTCCATCATCCTCTTCAATACCAAAAGAAAACTTATATCTCATCCCATTTTTACTTTTTTCCATCTTGTAATAAAGATACTGACTGTAAAATCTCTCCATCAAAATATCTAGAGAATTTAACATACTAACTAATTGATCTAACTTTTGCTCTCTACTCTTAAGTATTAAGGCAAACTTTTTTAATCCTCCCCTCAACCAATCATAATCATCCTTAAAGTCACCTCTTTGAGGCATTGTAAACTGAATTTTTTTTATAATATTAATCCATTTATCTTCACGTAATTCAATATACAAGTGCTTTAAAATACATCTAGTAAATCCTATTAGTTCATTCCGTATATTTGGGCTTACATTTACGTCAAACGTACCCTTCGTTGAAGAATTAATTAAACTACTTAATTCTTGAATGGAGTCTAATATATTCTTATCTCTTTCTTCTAATGCGTTACGGTTTAGAGAAATTCTATTATGTCCTCCACGATAAAATAAATCAATTTGGGTTGGCACCTTAAAGGGTAATTCAAAATCCTTCAATTCGTCCTTTAACGCATATACGAATTGAATCTGTCTTTTTATTTCTTTAAATTTAAAATCAAAACTTTCACTCTTAACAAAATTTCCATTCCCCTTAGGCAAATCGATATTAGTTAGATGATTTGTAGATATATTCACCATATTCTCAACTGAATATTCTTCTTTATTATCATAAACATTTGAAAAATATATTAAAGTTGTTTTTTCCAAATCACACGGAATATCTTGATCATTTCTTATTTCGTATACATATTCTTTCTGTGTTCGAATATTAATATTAATATTCATTTCCTTTGGAAAATATATATAATGTAAAAACTCCTTACCTCTGTATTCACGCGTGATAAAAAGATAATTCTTAACTTTCTCTCCATCATCCTCAGCACCAGATGCCCCAAAATTCTCTTTCAAGAAATCAAGTATACTTGATTTCCCTGTTCCATTTTGTCCGACAATAGCTGTTATATTTTTTATTTCCGCTATTTCTTCTAGAGATTTATCTTCGGGCTTAAAAAAATCCTCTATAAAGTTCGAATTTGCTTTTATATGTAATTCATATTTTTCATTTTTCTCTTTCATTTGATATCGAAAGCGATTGTCAAAATTTAACCCCTGTTTATCTATCAATCCTTCTTGATAGTTATCAACCCACAAATATAGCAATTCCACTTTACTTCCCCCCGCCTAAATTTCCTACACCAAATTCTTACATTCAAATATTATACTACCCATTAACTTTAAGGAGCAACAGTAGGAAGTATAAACTGCTCACTTTATAATAAAGAATTACTGGTAATAAAATATTTTAATTTATGATTTTACATTTACAAAAAACCTCATCCGCAATTGCAGAAGAGGCTCTCATTTACCTGTCTTGCTATTTTCTTTTCAGCGCGTTCTATCATAGATTGTACCGTACTACATGTAATGTTTAGGTACCTAGCAATCTCTCTATACGTTAGGCAATATCCTCGAGACATTAGATAAACTTCTTTCTCTCGCTCCGTTAACAATGATAATGCATCTTCCAATCTAATTTTATCCCATTCACCAATTGCATGTTCTTGCTGATGACTGTCCCACTCATATAAATTATCATCCATGCTACGAAAATATCTTTGCATTAAAAGTGGATCGCATGCTCTTTCTCTTTGATATGCAGCCAACCTTTCAATCCCTCTACGATTTCCCGGTCTTCTCGCCTTTTTCATCCATTCTAAGGAATAAGTAATGTCGCTTATCATATCAGTAAGAATCTTTACATCTTCCTCTTTAGCATCCTTTTGTGCCTCTCTCAATTGTCTTAAAGTCGTGTTATATTGCTTAATCAAATCTTGCATAACCTATCCCTCCTAATAAACAAAAAAGAACACCGTATATAGACTGTACTTCTCTACATAACAGTGTTCTTTTATTACTTTCATATTTAATTTCTACGCTTCTCTCACTACACAAGTGACTTACTACTTATATAGTCAGAGAAACGGAAAACCGTTCCTCATAGACACAAATCTGTAAGTGTAGCTGATGCTTCTAATTAGTTTGGTAAAGTTCAAGAGAGAAATAAAGTGTTGAGGTGCCCCACGCCTCTTTGAACCGAGGAAAGTATGATTAGCAATTGGACATTCGGAAGGAACATCCTCGGCTCAAAGAGAGGTGTAACCCTCTCCCCCGTTGGTCGGACCCTTACTTACGTTTATTCGTGAGTAAACTATAATTAATTGCCCTAACCCGAGAAATTTAGATAAATCAAGAAACAACATACAGTACCATTTCCGTGGCAGTTCTTATGACACTTTTATAATACAAGGATATTCATCATATTTTTTATCTATTTTTTATCAAAATGAAAATTATCTATTACTTTAATACTCTTCCTTGGAATACATCCTCAGCTGTTCAACAGCTAGCTTTTCCGCATTCTCCTCACTATCTATCAAAGAAAACCCTTGATTAATAGAACTCCAAAACTCATATCCGCAATCTTCCAGCCACCTATAAACTTCCGTTGTATACAAACCATCTTTTCTTTTTATGATTTGCACTTTGTATAGTTTACTTGGTGAAAAATATTCTTTTACAACTTTCCCCATAACTTCATTCTCTCCTTAAAAATATTTCTGCAGTTAATTCACATATGGAGAGCACCTAATTAGGCGCTCTCCATATGTGAAATATTCTTTTTCCTTTCTTGCTCTTTTTCTTTCTTCTTATCTAGACATTCTTCTAATACGTATTTAAAGAATATTAACTTAGAATGTCCTCTCTTTCCTATACTAATAATTTTAATGAAAGCAAAACTATAAGTCAGTAAAAGTAATAAAAATGTAACCGCCGCACTTGTTAGCCCTTGTGTATCAATTATTTCTTTACGAAAGAAAAACTGATTACCAAGAACAATTAATAAAGTTGTCATAAACGGAGCAATTAATACCGGAAGTTTATAACCATCATATTGCTCTTCTATACTATTTATGCGATTAATAGTATTTTTCAAAGTTTCTTTCCCCACCTCCATTAAAGCATTCTTTTCTTTTTCTAATACTTTCTCAGAAATAAATCCTTTATCATAGTCAATTGAACTTGTTATGAATTTACCAAAAGATTTGTTATCTAAGCATAGAAGCTTATTTTCTAATTCTGCTGTTTTCAAATCACTAAACTTAGCTATTACAGTTTTTCTTTTCCAAAACACATACATACCTCCTCGAACAAACATCTATAAAACAAATTATAACACTATAATGTTTCATTTTAAAATAACTACCATATTCCTTTACTCTTCTACCTCAATTCCCAACTTATAAGCCAACTCACACAAAGCTTTATTCCTCTTTCTATAATAATCTGGCTGTGACACATTCAATACCCTACACATTTTTATCCAACTCAACTTCTCTTTCCCTAGATAAGCTAAATCAATAAGCTGCTTATCCCATGCATTTAGCTCCCCTACGCCTTTTCTTATTTCTTGGATATAGTTGATTCGTTCTAAAATCGTTTTACTCATGCCGATCACCTTACCATCTTGTACACGCTCTATATCCCTTTCATCTATACTTGATATAAATAAGTGATACTTTTTCAAAGCTTGAAGCACATTCTTTTTTGTCTGCTCTTTATTAAGAACAGGTAGGGCGATATCCAACATACTCTCACTCCTTCACCATTTTCAAAAATGTATCCAACGGCATTACTACCAACCAAGGTTTTCTATCCGCTTTTATCGCTAATGCATCTGGCTGTTCACGTTCATCCTCCAACCAGTTGTATAAAGTCTTGAATCCTTCTTTCCTCGCTTTTACTTCCCATTCAAGACCTAAACCCTTCACATCATTTGAGTACCCGTCCATGGCACCAGAGAGCGGTACACGAGCACCGCCTATTAAACTAGCAAATTCTCTTTCACGTCTCATACCCTTATCTCGTTGACTTTTCCCCATTTATTAATCTCCATTTCTTTAAAAGGATTATTTCGTTGAGTTGCAATATGCAATATTGCATATTCTGTACTTTCAATCTTTTTACATGCAATAATTTATTTATAAAAATACAAAGTATTAGTAAGGATGATTTAAATGAACAAATTCCGAAAGAAGATGATTAGATTCTTACAAACATTTTGGGGATGCTTAGCATTCGGTGTATTAATGTTTGCTGTCTTCTTAATTATGGATTTAACAGATACACCTTTAAATACATTAGGCTGGAGAGACTGGCTAGGTTCTGCAGTAGGCGCAGCCATTTTATCTGTTGGAATGTTTACTTTAAGTAAATTGGATTTAAAATAAATATTCCGTCAATACTATAGTCCAATTCCCCTGGAGATGAGCAGTTAGCTTTTGCTATCTGCTCTTTTATTTGTAACCTTGTTAGGCTTCTGTTACTTTCCACTTCCGAAAAACTCGTCTACCCACTTTTCAACTTTTACAACTTCTTCCCTTAATTTTTCTGCCAACTCCGCGATTTCAGCTTGAGCACCTTTCCCTTTTCGACGCTTATTGTAGAAATCTAAAAGTCCCCGCAAGTTAACTGTTAAGACTAGATTAGTTGTAGCTGCGTTTGGCAGTACGCTACGAGCATCCTCAGCAGGAATACCTAATGTTCTAAGCAGATCATAATCACTTTGGAGTTTGTACATCATTTCGTTGTAAGCTTTAACTACTTGTTCTCCTTTAGCTTTAATCGTTTCAGGCACTACATAATCAAACCCGCCTATCTTATCATCGCTTCCCATACGTACATATCTTTGAGATTGGACTGAGTAACTGAACCCTACACGGTGACGCGTTAACTGGGTGAGTAACGCTCTGCTAACTCCTTCTACTGCGAAGGTATACGTTAGATGTTCCAGTGTTGAAGTATGCCCCGAACCTACAATATGTCTAATGAGTCGATCTACTTCTTTTCCACCCTTTCCATCAGTTGCTTTTCCTTTGAAGTACTTCTCTCCCTCTAAAGCTACAATCCTACTAGGTTTAGAGGGAGAGTAGCACGTACGAATTGCTGATAAGGCTACCACTTGTCCATGAGTAGGATCAACCCCTTCCTCTCCAACACCGGATACAAGAGATAAATAATTAACAAATTCCTCAGATAATTGCGTATGTGCTAGTAGCTTTACATCCATATTTAAATTCTCCATTTCTTAATAAATTTGTACCCTCGTTAGACAAGTTTTTCATAATAAACCTTCAATTTTTGCTATCGCCTCAAATATAGGATAGATCTGTTGCGGGACCACTGCATTGCCCAAGAATCTCAATCTATCTTCGTCCAATCTTGTGGCAGTCCCATCATCCATTCCACAAACTGCGGGTTTATTTTCTTCCCAATATGTTCTGGAAAGTGTTCCCCGATTGATCCCGGTAGTGTTTTCCCATGTTTCCCGTTTGCTTCTGAAGGGCACAATTCTCGGATCGGCTTGTAATTTTGACTTGTCGTTGGAGTAGCCAACAATAAATGTCCGGTATCTTTGATGTGGCGCGCCGACACTGACAGCCGGAAATACGAATGTCCTTGTCGAGTAGTTTTCTTCTTCCAGGTCGAAGAGCACGGTGTCCAAGCCCATCGTGATGTGTCCAGCAACATTTTCTCCAACAAACCAAGTGGGTCTGAGTTCTTTAATGAGTCGGAAGACTTCTGGCCATAACCATCTTTCGTCTGTTGCACCTCTTCGCTTCCCAACAAGACTTTCCCCCTGACAGGGATACCCTGCTGAAATAACTCCAATTGAATCAACGTCAACACCTCCATCTAGTAATGATTGTTTCGTAAGTTTATATAAATCCGAGAAAATAGGAATGTTAGGATAGTTCTTTCTAATTACCTTCTGATTGAACTTTTCTATTTCACAAAAGGCTTCTGTTTCAATTCCAGCCCAATCCGCTGCCATGCTTATTCCTGCAATTCCCGAACACAGATCCAACATTTTCAGTCCAGATTTCTTATTTCTGCACATAAACCCAACTCATCCTAATAACCATTTTCCTGTCTCTCAAAGTTTTCCGCATTCTTCTCCTTATACGAATCAATCACATCCTCATACGTAAATCCGTACAAATAGCAAATACGAAAGAAGATTCCAAATGCTCGTCTTAAATGTCCCATTGTTGTGGTTAAATCTCTGTACTGACACCATGCTCTTTTTGCAGTCAACACATCTTGCATATACCATTCGAACAGCATATTTACATTGCTTGTATCTTTTCTCATAATTGATTGCATGCTGAACGATGGAATAAGTTCATGTCTCCATGTACATTTATCTAATTCGATTACAATGTTCATAAGAAAATGGAGACCATCAATTAACTCTTCTAATAGTCCATTCTTAGGAACTCCAAATCCTGTACTCCACATCTTAAATGCTCGAGTTTCGTTCCATGCTTCACTGATTTCCACCAGTAATGCACGAAACAACATATCCATTTTGTCATTTCCTTTATATCCAATTCGTTTATCCAGTTCTTTTTGCATTTCAAATAGTTCCGTAATATCAAAGTTTTGTTTCTTCTCTTCAGATGTAATTGTGTGTAACTGAATCATTATAAGTTCACTCCAAGTTTGTATTTTAGTAAGAATATAGTCACACCGATTAAAAGCCAGCTGACTAAAATGATTACCATTTCCTTTTTAAAACTCACTCTTCTCCCTCCAACATTTCCACTAACTCCTCAAACGAGCATTCGAACAAATCTCGAAGCCCGTCCTTGGATTTATAAATCCCTCTATCAATCAGTTGATCTATGATGTGTTGATGCAAAACTACCCCACCATGTCCTCGACACAAAATTGTAATTCCATACTTTTCACTGGAAAGTATTTTACTGGAGTATCTTTTTGATTAATTGCTACACAACCTAAAACACCCTCAAATTTGTTATCCTCAGTCTGAACAACCACTTTATATAGGACATCTTCCCGTTCACAAATATCACCTAATTTAAAGTCGTCCATTTTACGATTCTTCTTATAAAACATCATGAAACGCTCAAACTCTTGTAGTTCTTCATCAGTTGCCTTTCGAAATGTGCTCTCTTGATGTTTTTTGAAGAAACACCCATTTTCATAAAAACGATAGTCACCGACTTTTAAGCCCATTATTAAGTAATACTTTTCTTGTGTTTCTTCTTTTAAAACCCCATACCATTTATCACTTAAACCTTCTATTACAAACATTTCGCCTTCTTCTAAATTCAATGGTTCTTCATAATCCACAAACTCATTTTCAAAAAAGAAATTCATACTAATTGCTGATGGTACAATACGCTGACTACTTATCCCCAAAACCTCATGCTTACCTTCTTTTAATGTGTGTGCAAAACAATCATTCTTTTCTTTAATCCAATTCGTTTTCATTCTTTCAATCGCTTCAAATCCTGTATATGTTTTCATTCTTTCCCCTTCGCTTTCTTTAACATTTCTTCAACCCGTTTTCCCGTTGTATTTTTATAGTCCTCACATGACCATTCAGCGTTATTTGTCGGAGATGGTGTAAATACCATCCCCCAACTACTAACGCTTGAAATATGGACATTAGGACGAATTACAGTAATGGTCATATTAGTTCGTCTCCCTTTTAAAAAGGTAATTTTCTTTTCCGCTTATCTCTTGTAAACTTAAACTCAATATGCCTGTATGTATTGAACATACGTGACGTAATACGTTCGTCGTAAGCTTTCATCACAGCTTCACCTGTTAGATTTGTTGTGACGATTGTTTTCTTTCCTTGTCTTCCATCAAAGACTTTAAACAGGACACGATTCACGAATGCAGTTGCCTTTGGATCCGCTGCATCCATATCACCTAGTTCCGCACCTAAGTCATCAATCACTAATAAATCTGCACTAACTAGTAAATTAACAATGCTATGCTCAGACTCCTCAGATTGCCCATTGAACGTAGAACGTATATAGTCAAATAGTTCTGATACAGAAACATAAAGAACCGTCCCTGTGCTATTCTCATTCATTTCATGAGCAATTGAATAGGCAAGGTGACTTTTACCAGCACCTACTTTTCCAACTAGAATTAAATTAAACCTCACATCATTCAAGTAATCCTCAAGTGCTTGTTTTGCTAAGGTGTAATTCTTTTCATCCTCTTCACAATCAGATTTAAAAGTTGAGAATTTAGCAAGTTTAATTGTTTCGTCTTTAATCAAGCTCTTATCGTAAAACATACTTTTACGTTTTCTCTGTTCCTTCTCATCTCGAAATACATTCATTTCAGCTTCTAGCTTTTGATTATCTTCTGCCAACTTACATACTGGGCAAACTACTTCACCGTTTATCTTCATGTATCTAACAGTACGTTTACGTTCTTTTTTACAAACCTCACATGTATCAGAAAGGAAGATCATCTTCTTCGAAAGGGTCTTTGCTATATCTGTTACCTTTACTAGAGCCATGTTTTCCTTCCACCTTTCCTTGTTGTAAATAACCTTCAAACTTTGTACCAAATAATGTTTCTGGTCTTAGATACTTTGCTTGTTCTGTTCTTAGCCATTCTTTAGCTTTTGTATCAATCACAGTTTTGAAGTTATCCACAGTGAATCCTTCTACTAATCTAGTTTTAATCAATGTTTGTGTTTTCTTAGATGTTAAACGGTAACTACTACCACACACGTCGTTGAGATAGTTTACTATCTCGACTATATATTCTTTAATCTCTGATGTAGTCTCTGTGTTAGTCTCTGGTATTGGTTTACCCAAATTGGGTACATCCATGTGCCCATTTTGGGTAGACCGTCTACCCAAGTTGGGTACATCGTTTGTGGATTCTAACAAACGGAGTTTTTCATAATTAATGGAATACCATTTCGTCTTATCAAACTTAGCTCGATTATAATTACCTATAACAAGAAGCTGTTCATCTTCTAAATTCTTTACAATACGTCTAATGGTGTTCTCACTCCAAAATGGAAATTGTTTAACCCATTCTGCCACACTGTTATATACCCAGTTTCTTTTATCATAAAAATGCTTAGATCTATTTAGCCAATAATGTATTTGTTGTAGAAATATTGCCTCATTTAAACCAATTCTGCTTGCCAGTCCTGGAAGAACAAGTAATGGTTCTTCATGAATTAATAAATTACTCATCTCTTCACCTTCCTCATAACAACTTCATAGTAGAAACCACGGTCACGATCCATCACAAGGCAACCTTTAAACAGATGAGGATTTTCATCATTTCTATGTTTAACTGTTTCTAACACCTTTCGAATAGGAAATAAGTAATCAAACCCTTCATTCTCTAAACGACGACAGCGCTTAAGTAATTCAGACAACCTTTTATCACGCAAATACCGAGTACCTAAACTTCTATTCAAAGCTATTGGCATTGAACCATCTCTTACTACCGTTTTCATTTCAGTCACCCACCTATTGTGCTTGCTGTTGCTTTTCTTTCGCTTCGTTTAACCACGATGTTATTGTTTTTTGTAACTGGGATGCTTGTTGTACTGTCATTCCTTTGAAAGATTGAATTCCTAACGACTGTTTTACAGTGTTTTTGGTTTCTTCAAATGACATGTTATACACTTCCGATAACTCTCTAATTTGCACATGAATTGCTTTTATTCTTTGTTCATTTGCAACCTCTGCCTGTCTAGCTTGCTCCTGTTGTGGAACGTTATCTAGTTGCTTAGCTGCTTGTTTAGGTTCATCATCATGTGGAATATCTTCGCCTGAATAGATGTACAAGCCTAATCCGTGTAGTGCAATAGCTTTTGCTAGGCACCTTTGAATCGACGTGTTTATTTGAAATGATGTAGGTTTTGCGATTGGCTTATTATAGTTATCCAATACAGGATGAATTTGCGAACGTGTGATGTTATTTACCGTTACTTCAACTTCTACAAAATACCCAACTTCTGTTTTCATATAAGGTAATCCATCAAACCTAACAACTTGCCATGTCGCATCAGGATACTTCTTTAGAAGTTGATCTACAGCCCATGACCAACTTAGATAACTAAAACGTCCCTTCTTCTCAACATGTTTACTGACGTCAATAACTGCTAATTCTGCAAAGTAATTTTTAGTTTCACTCATCGGATTCTCACACTCTCACCTTGTTTTAATGAAATACCATCCCACTTCATACCATTCTTAATCGCTAATAATAACGCTTTTTTATCTACTTTCGGATTCTGCGGAATCATGTATTCTGTTGGAATAACTGCATCCTCTGCAATATTTAAACTTGCTGGATTCTTTTGAATACCTACTGTTATCAATGCACCTTTAATACGTCTTTTATCCACAGCAACCATCTGCTGATATAAATAGTCCTTAATATTTTTACAGTTGTTCTCAAAAGACTTACGACGTTCAGACAAGCGATTTTCTTCTCCTTTGATCACTTCAACTTGCGCTTCAATATTGCGAATCAATAACGCTGCACCTTGTACTTTATCCTCAATTGCTTCACTAATTGATTGAAGTGTATCGTTAATTACTTCTGGATCTGTCCCGTCTTCAATCATTTGCTGTAATTGATTAAAGTTACTTGTTAATTCATATAGTTTCATATTTTTATAGCCTCCTAGAACGGCATACTGCCATATGGTTTATTAGTTAATATAGTAATCACATAATCTATATCTAACTTTCTACAGTTATCTACTTCCTGTGCAGATATAAGTTTCAAGCTACTTACAGCCGTTTCAACCTGCTTTTTTAATAATTGATTTTCTGTTGACTCTTCCATGTAATCGCCCCACGTGATATACTGATTTCGATTTTGTTTTTTAATGGAACCCACTGCAATGGGTTTCTTTTTATTTGCATAAAGCCTTTTGAATAACATCCTCTTTAATTCCAATCTCTCGCATACGCTCTACAACAAGCTGAACTCTATCATTTTCTTTCTTTTTAAATATCAATTCCTTTAATTGCTTATCACACTCTTTTGCCTTTTCTCCACACGCTTCGTACTCTTTACAAGTCTCATAGAATTCTTTTGTTTTCCCCTCTATATTTTTCTTAGTTGCAATGCGAGATAACAAAAATTGATTCTTTATGTAGTTCTCCTTCTTATTACGTAATGATTTCGCTAACTCAGCATCTTCGGGTAACACTAAATTTTCAATTCCCACTAGATTCACCAGCCTTTTTAAAAAGAGCATTTAGACATACAAACCTATTCTCAATTAACCGACGTTGCTTTTTATTTGGTAATTTATAATGGACTAGTAGTCTAAGATAATCAGATACTTTTACATTGTTGTAATCAATTGTAAACATCATTAATCCATCCTTTCTTCTGCCCATTCAACTAAAAATGCTTGCACTTGTTTTGCTGGAAAATACCATTTCTTACCCACCTTGAATTTTGGGAACCGTGGGTCAAAGAAGAACTGATCCTGAATTGTATTCCACGACATACATACACGTTTTTTAAGTTCCTTAGTATCCCAAAACGCTAACTCAGCATCATACTCTTTAACCTTCTTTTGAATTTCTTCCACACATAATTCCTTCACAACATTTTCGTCTATTTGAACATTGAACATAATTATTCCCTCCTTATTTTCAAACCATCGGTCTCCAGCCACTTACAAAACTCAAAGCTTCCTCGAAATCCTTCTTCAAAATATCGCGGTAACTATTCACATTGAATGCATCTTTCAAGTTACGTCCTAATAACCCGAATAGCTTGCGAGTAGAATCATGTACTTCTCTATCTACATGACCGTTCTCCCATAAAAAATAGATCCGTTTTGCTTTCGTTTTTTCAATTACTCTTTGTTGTCCGTAATCTACGGTTAATTGCTTTTCAACTACCTGCTCTAATGAGGAAACTCTTTTATTTAAGTTACTAGTTCCTGCTGCTATCAACTCGATTTGTCCAAATGTATCAGTAGGGAGAATTGACCGATTCTCAATGAATGCTCTCATTCTTTTAAATTCTTCAATAAACCTCACTTTAATTTTCATCGTTTCAATAGTGTTATAAGAAAACATTAATATTGTGAAGGCATCTTCTGTCATGTCGATTTTTTGTAAAGTTCGTCCTGTAACATCTTTATAAAAGCTAAGCCCAAAGTTGGACTCAGTAAATTTCCCTTCTCCTGCACTTTCCAACTTTTCCATCTGAACCTTAATGTCTCTTAAGACATGTTTATGTTGTTTTTTTAGCAATTCAGCTACGGTTAAGCTATCTGTAACGACTTTATTATCTTTAATAAAAACCAGACTTTCTTGATCACCTTTTACAAACAATTCTTCTTTTTCATCTACTACCATTATTTGTTCTGTCACTTTAAATCCTCCTCACACATGTCTAGTCCTAATAATTCAACAATCGCTTTCTTTTGTTTTTTCCCTTTTCTAGAACCTTTTAAAATGTCAGATAAATATGAAACTGATATTTTTAGCTCAGAAGCTAATACAGTTAGTGTTAAATTTCTTTCTAACAATACTTTTCTAACCTCAATTCCAAAACTCGAATACTTCATCTAGATGTTCACACCTTTCAAAATGCGAATATTTTCGCTGATTTATTGACCGAAATTAGTCTGTGTGCTAAATTATAATTATAAAAAGGTATACAAATACAAAACTAAACAGTTTCCTCAGTATTAGTTTCTAAAACTCAAATCAATTTTTATACTCTTTTTAGCTAACAAATTAGCTTACAACCTAATAATAATAGTCTACAAACTAATTGTCAAATGTTATTTTTAGTCTACAGTCTATTTCGTTTCGTCTGTAAGTACGGAAGGTGATTAGAATGAGCTTAGTAAACACAATTAAAAATCTATGCAAAAACCATGATACATCCATATCTGCATTAGAAAAGGACTTAGAATTCGGCAATGGGACCATAAGAAAATGGGATAAAGCATATCCCTCAGCCGATAGACTCCAAAAAGTAGCTGATTACTTTAATGTAACTACTGATTTCTTACTTGGAAGAACAAATCAAATGCATTTAACCACTAAAGATGAAAAAGATATCGAAAAAAGAATGGAAGAAATAAAAAGAGATCTTCAAGGTGAAGACGGATTAATGTTCTCTGGTGAGCCTATGAGCGACGAAGCCGTAGAATCTTTATTAGATGCAATGGAATACATCGTGAAACAAACTAAAGTAATCAATAAAAAATACGTTCCTAAGAAATATCGTACTACCGACGATAACTGATGCGAGCTTAGGAGGGAAAACATTGAAATTCGTCATAAGAGATCTAGTCCAACAACTTTGCACAAAACACAACACGAATAACCCCTATGAGCTTGCAGATTGTTTAAAGATAAATGTACTAACCTGGGATTTACATGAAGAAATAAACGGATTTTATAAATACGAAAAAAGAAATCGTTACATTGTTATTAATAATCACTTGTCTCCATCCATGCAAAGAACTGTTTGTGCGCATGAATTAGGACATGCAATCCTACATACTCATGCGAACACACCTTTTCTGCGTAAGAACACATTCTTTTCAGTTGATAAATTAGAGATAGAAGCAAATACGTTTGCTGCGCTTTTGTTAATTGATAAAAAGACCATTCAACCTGGTGATACAAAAGCATGTATAGCATACAAAAATAATATTCCAGTTGAACTGTTAGAATTTTATAAGCCTTACTAAAAGGAGGTGAGACATTTTGATTATTGATTTAAACGCTGAACGAGAAAAACGAAAGAAACGCACCATCCAACAAGAAGAATTTAAAAAGGTCCCTATCGTTGAAAAAATCCATATTGTTGATGGTGAAATAAAATTTGAAGTTTCGGGTTACAAAGAAACTCCAGTAAAGTGGTTAGATGATTAATCTGGCCACTTTACAATTATAAAGAAAGAGGGAATGCTATAATGGCTAGCTTCAGAAAATTCGGAGATGTTTGGGAATTCCGGGTGAGATTTAAAGACCCTTATACTCAAAAATACAAAGAAAAATCAAAACGTGGATTCAAGACGAAAAAAGAAGCACAACTTGCAGCTGCTGAAGAAGAGAAAAAATTATTAAACGGTTTAGAAGTTGAGATTACTCCTACTTCACTAAAACATTACCTTAGAGACTGGTTAAAATTATTTAAGCAAGACAATGTAAGGAAAAACACTTTTATCTTGCATGAACGTAACATCGAAAAGCATATCATCCCCTACTTTCAAAACATGAACCTAAAAGAACTCAAACCAATGATGTATCAAAAATTTATTAATTCCTTAACTGATCAGGGATACAGTAAGCGAACTGTTCAAATTATCCACGGCACAATGAATAATGCTATGAAAAAGGCTGTTAGCTTAAAAAAGATTGAAAACAATCCTTGTGAAGAAGTAGTTATTTCAAATAAGAACAATAAAGAAAGAGAAGGGCTAAAATATATGCGAAGTGAAGACATTACCCTTTTCCTAAAGACTTCTTATAAATATAACTATATTTATTACATCTTTTTCAAAGCACTTCTGAATACTGGTATGCGTAAAGGTGAAGCTGCTGCTTTACAATGGAAAGACATAAATTTAAAAGAACATACTATTACTATTTCTAAAACATTGGATTTTACAGCTAAAACAAAAGAAGAATTATTTGGAGATACAAAGACATTTACTTCTAAACGTACTATCATGATTCCTAAATCATTAGTTGATGAGCTACTCGAACATAAAAAGTGGCAAAATGCTAATAAGCTTGTTTTACAAGATGCATATGAACATGAATTAGATTTGGTCTTTTCAAGAGTAGATGGAAATTTCTTGCCGAAGTCAACATTGTTCAATGCATTCTCACGCATACTTAAGAAAGCAAATTTACCTAGACTAGAAATACACTCATTACGACACACCCACGCGGTTCTTTTATTAGAGTCTGGTGCAAGTATGAAATACATTCAAGATCGACTAGGACATAAGAGTATAGAAATCACTGCTAACGTTTACTCTCATATCAGCGATAAAATTAATAAAGATTCTATTTCGGGGTTTGAAGCTTATATGAATAACGTATTGGGGTAACTTTGATTTTTTTGTGGGTGTTTTGTGGGTGAATTACTCTTCTTTTAAATAAAAGTGTTTTACCCACAAAATAAAAAAACCCTCAACACGTTGTGTGTCAAGGGTTTGAGCCTCTTAGTATAGAGACATATATTGATCGCGTTCCCATTGGTGAACTTGCGTGCGGAATATATCCTCTGAATTCATCAAGTTTTAAGTCGTGCCAAAAACATTGATTTATCAAGGTTTTATAAAAGTGATGTTTCATAGTGATTCATCACTTTTTTTAATTTTGTGGGTGAATTGTGGGTGGGTTCGTGGGTGGGTTCGTGGATGGATGCTCTAATGAAATATAAATGTTAAAAAGAGGCCCCTTCATATAAGGAGCCTTTCCAATTATCAATTTAAGTTGTCTAAGACAAACGCTACTGCAAACTATGTAATTCAGATACAAATAAAAATCAGATATTACTGCATTAAATGTGGTTTAACCAAGAATTAAATTCAACTTTCTAATTTTCTCCTCAAAACATCCCAATTAATGTCTCTTTTTAAAGAATCCATAAATTCCTCTTGTGTAACAAATAACAATCCATAATTCGAATTTACTTTAATTATTTTTTCAAATAGATACTTTAAATATTCACATTCACCTATAGCTTTCCCAACCTCAATATATTCTTTGGATGAATTGATATTTTTTACTGGTAAGCTCTTTTTTTGAGCAAAAACTTGTTGCCCATATATAAGTATTGCCATTTTATAATAACAATAATTAAATGTCTCTGAATTGAAATTAAAATCAATCCTTTGGATATCCGTTTCTTCTGTTGTTTGTTGTTCATTTTCAGTAAAATCCAATACTACGTTAGCATTTGTTTTACTAAAATTTGATAAAGATGCCTTTATATCGATACCTTTAAACCTAGTTACTAAGAATTTAATCAAAAAACCAGCGCAAGCATTATGCCCTAATTCTAAACTTTTTAATATTGCTTTAAGTATTAAATGAATATCCTTTTGAATAATTTTTCTTCTTACAATTTCAGCAACAACTTGTTGTATTGAGGGAATTGTATCCTTGTCATTATCTCGATTTTCTTCTTTAGTTACGATATATACAATGTTACATAAAAATTCAACATCTCCACTTTCAACTGCTCTTATAATTAGATTTTGATATACCTTTTCAATTTTTTCTTTCTCCATTTGATTTAAAGCTTTTAATAGAGGCGTAAACTTATGTATATCGTCTAATTTAAAGTTTGATGTTAAATGATATAATTCAATTCTATAGCATTGATGCAAAACATTATTATTAAACTTAGGATACAATAATTGGGTTAAAATTCTTAACGCCTCTTGTCCCTTTATCATTTTATTTTCATTAAATAAATCCACTATTAATTTGACTTGATTACTCAGAATTGTTTTATATAGCCTTTTATAAATTTCAATTTTTTCATCTGGAATATAAACATATCCGGTTTTATCCAACTCAAAAAAGTCTTGATTGTTAAATACTTTTAATGTTTCCTCAAGCTTCTTTAAATTTTCATCAAACATCGAGTTCATATTTTTTTCATTCATATATTTTAAAATTTGATATGTACTTTCAATATGAGCGTGAGCTCTTTCTTCCTGCTTTTCAATTAATCCAGACACTCGATTTTCTTCTAACCCATCCCAAATAGACATTAACTTTTTCAAATTCCTAATACCATCATTAGTCAAATCGATTGTGCCTTCAGAAAGTTTTGCTATATTAATATTTTGAAATGAATTTTTCAAAAGCATTGCTAATAGATAAATAGACATTGCTACTTGCATATACCAAATCAAAAGTAGCCAGCTATATGCTACCCCTAACGAATGAATTATCATTCCTAAACCAAATGTACATATAGAAAAAACAATAAACATATTTAATTGTTTTTTTTCTCTCATACTTCCTATATTAGAAGGTGCTATTTGCTTACTTTCTCTATATGAAAAAGTATATATCGTAATTGTAACTGGTAATATAAATCTTAATACATCAGTTATATTCTTTCCTAGTCCATATAAATTAGACGTGGCTTCATGATTAAACCATAAACTCGGAATGTAAATACTCACCAAAAGAACTAAAGCTACAATCAGAAGAAAAATTAATAAACTATATTTCGCTACTGTTCCTGTTTTTAACAGTTTATGCTCATGCTCAAGTTTTTGAATGAATTGTTGATTCTCTATTTTTTTAAACTTTTCCTCCTCTAATTGTTGATTCGAATTTCGAAAGGGTTCTTTAGGTGCTGATTTTAATTCTACATTCGCTTCCAAAACAAATATCACTCCCCAAAAAAATAACAGGCAAATTTCGCCTGTTATGAAGCTAACATCTCTTTAAAATACTCTTCCATAGTCTTTTTAGAAATTAATTCATTTCCTGACTGATCTGGATCTAAATTTTCTCTAGCTTTTAGCCAAGGCATTTCTTGATGAGTAAGCTCTTCTAAAAACTTACCATCATAACTACCATAAGCTTCCCATACAATATCTAGTGTTTTTTTAACTGCTGTATTAGCCAAGATACTTTCTGGCACTACAACTGGTGGTATTTCAAAGTATTTATGATTATTATACATCTCATAAAGCTTTGGGCAAACTGGACCGTGCACCCAAGCACGAATATCTTCATCAAATAATTCCTGACCATTGTTCAATGCCAAATGCCAGCCTTGTGCGTAATAAACTAATTTTTGTAATTTCAAATGCGTAATAGAGTACTCAGTGTTTGGTGTGCTTTGGCTTAAAAAATAATTTGCTACTTCAAATACATCGATATTTTTTATTCTTTGCGCTACAGCTGTCATCTTCTATCTCCCCCTTATTAGTTGGAGTTACCTCTACTTTTATTATATAAAAAATTCCAGCAAAAAGCATTATATTCGTTGTAATATGACGTTATTTATTATAAAATACTATATTCGGGTAATTTCCGCTAAGAATACTCAATATATTGTATAGTATTCATCATCTCACTTAACTGCGTATAATTTCAGATGCAATTCAACTGTCCTTTATCCATTATTACTAAGAATGCTTTATTGCATACTATGTTTTTTTGATATTTAGTTTCCAATTCCAATAAAAATGAAACACAGCACTTCTTAAAAATTAAAAGTGATTCATTTCTTCATCCGCTCTTTCCTATTTAAAATATCCTTTTTAAAAAACAACTTATCTCGAACCATCTCTTTAATCGGCACTAACGTCCCCGACTTCACTAACTTATTTAGATTCTGCCTCGAGCATTCTAAAATTTCCAATGCCTCTGAAGTATTCACTATTTCATCATTTACGAATTTTATTAGTTCTTCCTTAGTTTCAAAGTTATACATTTTTCTTCTCCTTTATATAGAGAGTAATTATATTTACAATCATTAGTACAAACGATATTATGCTAAATACAATTAAGACATAGCCCCATGTGTTTAAATTGTCATAATCCAGTATTGCTAAGATAAATCCTAAAATCAAAACTACGGGAATATTCGTCCAAATAAACTTTTTCATCATATTATATGGAATGTGTTATAATCTTAGTTACAAGGGAGATTGCTCTCCCCTGTGGTGTTATTCGGAGTCGACTTCTTGGCGGGAGCGACTCTTTTCTTTTTCCTCTTTGATTTTGTAGTATGTATCTACGCTGTTTTTAACAACTGTTGATACTTGGGAAAAGAAAGTTGCGACTGCTGTTAGCGTTCCTAAGATTATTAACCAATCCACTTTGTTCACCTCCTGTTCTTTATACTCTTATTATACACCATAAGTTGACTTAAGTCAACTTAATCCGAGAATATTTTTCCTCTAAATCTAAATTTATCCTATAAAACCAATATACATCTGTTATACTTAATATCGCAATATAATTTAGGAGGAACTAATTTGAAAAAGTATCTATTATTACTTGTTTCTGTATTTTTCTCCCTAGCACTTGTGGCTTGTGGATCAGAAGAAAAAACAGAAGAAAAGAGTGCACCTACTGCCTCAAACCAAAAAAGTACAAAAGAAAACAATTCGACAACTAACGAAAAAACAATACTAACCAAAGTTGGAGAAAAACAAAAATACACTCCTCAAGGTGGAGTTATTGAGTTAATGAAAATTAAAGAAGTTAATCAAACTATTGATATAGCTCCAATGAAAATGACTGTTCAAAACATTAAGCTATTTGAACTATCTGACCTTCCAGAACAAATGTTAAATACGGCTAAAGAAGGCTATCGTGCTGTCCCTACTAGCGATGGGAAACTAAATTACATACAAGTTATTTATACTGTTGAAAACACCTCAGATGAAAATATTGGCTTCCCTAATTTTGATAAGGTAGTACTAAGTAATGGTGAACAGTTAGAAGCAAATCGCAATTTCATTCAAGAACAAAATACTTCCTTTGAGTACTTTGGAAAAGTTAAGCAAGAACGTGTCCTAGGTTTGTTCTTCAACGGAAATCCAAAAGATATTACTAGTGTCAAATTCATTACAAGTTCAACATACCATCAAAAGTCGTATGATACGATTACTGATGGTCAACAAGTTCAATTTGATTTATAAAATAGCAAAGCCCTCTCATTCGAGAAGGGCTTTTTTATTACTTATTTTTTTAATACTTTTACATTATTTCAATTTACATTAATAGAATTTGGTATAATTAGCTTAATTTAAGGGAGGGCGATAGTTTGAAGGTTGTTCAATCTATATTTAGAGGGTTTCGTTTATTAAGTAAAATCATAAATCCTATATTAAAGGCATTATCTAAAAGTAAATTTTAATTACATAGAAATAAACGTAAACTGTTTGAATTGAAGATACCAAAATATCCTACTCTGAATGATATGAGTTGGATATTTTTATTTCTTACGACAAAATCCGACACCATCTCACTCTTCAACTTGCTACTATGAATATTAATAAAACAATATTTAGTAAAAGTGAGGAAGTTATCATGAGTTCCAATAATTTTTTTCCATCTTTAACATCTGTTCGTTTACAAACCAATCCCGAATCGCCAGAACTGGTACTATATACAGATGGTCGAGTTAATATTTTAAATATCTCATGCAGCATTGGAGGGTTACTTCAAAGAACAATCCCCTCTCTTCATGAAACCCTTGATTATGTAGCTGTATATTTCACCTTATACCATCAATTTGGTGGAAGGGAGACTACTATCGTTAGAAGATTTTTATTTGAATTTGATCCTCAAAAAGACAATACAGTATCTAATAGTGAAGAAGCTGAATTAGAGATTCCTATAGATGATGATTTCTCTGGAATAAATTTTGTAGACAATTATTATTATTTACAGATTAGCTTTACTCATAAGCGTCCTGATGAAATAGGAATATCTGAATCTATTCGTACAAATAAAATATTCGAAACTAAAATTCCATTTATGATTGAAGAGGTGCTATAATCATGGGAGAAATCGTAGAATTACCACAATATAGAAATCAAAAGGTCCCTGATAAAAATAATCTCGGAGGTGGAGGTGGGGGCGGAATGAATAACTATGTTACCCATAAAGAGTTAGATGATATGAAAGACAAATTGGATAACAGCCTAAAGCTCACCGAAAAAAATATAAAATTAATGTTTCTTGAAGAACGCGATTATCATAGAAATAATAAAAATGAAGCAATAAAATGGATTGTAGGGACAGGCTTGACTGTTACTGGACTAATATTTACCTATTTGAAATTCTTTGCAGGTTAATTCAAAATAAGTAACTACAATAAAGCCGATTCCATTAAAAGGAATCGGCTTTATTATGAGTCATGTGGAGACTATGTGAGAATTTATAGTAATAATTTCAAAGCTGCTACTGCTAATGAAACGACCGTTATTATTGTTCCAATTGTCCATACAAGTTGTACATTTCGACTCTTATTAATTTCTAGTTCTACTTTATCAACAGTCGCTAAATTTTTACTATCAATAACATCAGATATTATTTGCTTTATTTCCATTGCTGTTGGTAGATCATCTAACTTCTTTGTACGTTCTTCAATTATAGCTAACCTTTTATCCATATCATGTACTTTATTCTTTAGATCTTCCATATCGTTACCGCCCCCCTCAATTGAAGATGCTATCTCTTCTCGTGAGACAAGCATTTCATGCAATGCTTTTTGCTCATTTCTCAAATAAGCAACTTCTTCTTCTAACGATCGGTTTAATGTATAGCGATGTATACTTTCTTTTCTACCTTTATTATTAGCACCAATACTAGATTTGTTACGCTCGGCATTCAACACATATACTGTAGCTGTTTGACTAGAATCCATTTTTTTAGCGTGCAATTTTCTTCCGCTCCATTATTCTTTGTAGAATAGACACAATATTATTTAGATCGTTTTCTGTTGCTTCAATATCAAACTTTTGGCCGTCATTTCTTATGAACCTAATATAGTTACCCTCCGTTTCATCTGTGGCAACAATACTAGATAATTTAAATGGTTGATTTCTACCAGAATAGAATTGCTCCATAATAGGATTTATTGTCTTATAGAATGCTGTTGCATCAATTTTATATTTAGTAAAATCCCCTTCAGGCCACTCTATTCTTGTATCTGAAAAATAATGACCCCAAAATCCTAAGGCCACAATGCTATTTCCAAGTATAGGTGAGAGTGTGTTTTCCATTTCTTCTATACAAAACGGCCAATCCACACGGTTCAAGTATGTGTTTATAATTGATAGAGCTTTTGTGAAAATTAATGGATCCTCGGCATACCTATCCATATTACTTTGGAAGTATTCTTTTATTTCATATCCATTTTCATAGGCCATTATAATCTCTCCTCATCCAATACGTATATTTAAATCTTAATCTATCATAGGAGATTTTTCAATATTTCTCCATTTATTACGAATAAACCCCCAGTATTTGCGAGTATAATTATTCTAAAGATACAAAGCTATAGTATAGAATTCGGATACAAAAAGAAATATATTGAATAAATTGAACAATGCTATAGTTAATATGTATTCTAGTTACCTTAAGACTTTTTCTTTTCGATGATATCTTTTTCTGTTTTCATAAAACACAAAAAAACCGCCCAATAGGACGGCTCTTTTTCACTTCACATACACATAGGCTTCATTTGCTGTTACATAGTATGTTTTACCCTGGCTGTTGTGTACTTTATATTGTGACAATCCATTGACACTTACTTTCGCATCAATTGTGAATCCTAACCCTGCATCCACAGAACCAGCAACATCTTTATCCTGCCAAGATGGAACATCATAGAAACGTAGATTATTAACTTTAGAAACAATACGTTTTCCGACTATAGAAGCATCTACTGTACTCTTCTTATTAAACTTAACGTAAGATGAATCATTCTTAATCCATTGCTCACCACCAAGATTTAGCCAACCATCCTTTTCAGCCCACACAATATAAGCTTCTGGCTTGTTTAATTGGCGAATTTTAGAATAGCTTGTATCCGGTCCCTTACGTAAGTTCACGTTGTATCCTTCAATTACAGCAATTCCGTCTGTTACTGCTATTGGTACTTCCGCTGGTTTAGAGGGTTTGTCAGGCACAGAAACTTCCACACTAGAATTAATGTATGCTCTCTGTACATCAACGCGAAATTGAGCTTCTGAAACACCGTGACTACGTAAATAATCCAGCGGATCTCCATGGTCTGTACCGCCAAGGTACTTTGTAACATCGTAGTGAGTCCATAATCCTTTTTCTACAGATAGCCCACGGTCACGTAAGATTTTGGCTAGTAACTTCACATATTTATCATAGCTGCGTTTGAATTTCTCATAATCTCTTGTTTCACATAATTCAACATGGACAAAGCGTTTATTCGCCCCTGGTCCCGCTCCATAAGCAATGTATTTTGTATCAGCAATTCGAATTGTTTCGTCCCAATCTACCGCATAATGAACGAATGCCGAACGCCATGTACGAGACTCATATTTTTGAATATTAATAGCTGGAGCTTCTGGGGTAGCTGTAGAATGTGCTACAACACCTTCATAAGCGCCAACACCATTACGGTATGGTTGCTTTGGTAAATCAGGAATAATCAAAACTCTATCAGCAAATACGTTTGTTCCAATTGATAATACTAAAATCATAGCAACAACTATAGATGAAATATGTTTCCACTTCTTTTTCATTTTACATCGGCATCCTTTTTTATAATTTTTGTGTGATCAAATAATCCACTTGCTGACAGTCCAATAATGATTCCTTGAAATATATTTGTTTTGATATCTTGAGACAAAAATAAAACGCCTAGCATTATGCCAAGCGTTAAATTTAGTAACGGAACATATTTTGTTTGCATCCCAACTGTTTTTGCAATTTGTGATAGACCTACAACAACACCAATCATTACCGTAATTTCAATCATTACATACCACCTCCTTTCAAAAAGAAGGTCAGAGCCGCTCCAATAAGCCCACCAACAATAAGGCGTAAGATCCAAGTTGTATTAGCACTAATCTTATCTAATTGCTTATTAATATTGATAATGTCTTTTTCGTTACCTGTTGTTCGCATTTCTAAACTTTTAATCTCTAAGCGAATGTCCTTAATATCTTGCTTTATTTCTTGAACATCACTTCTTACTTCTTGTAGCCCTTCCACTTTGACCACCCCTTTTTAGGCAATAAAAAAAGACCAGCTCATGGCTGCTCTGGTTTCTTATCAATTAATTGTTGAAGTAGCAATTCTTCTAGACGTGCAATTCTGTCCTCTTGTATTGCTAATTGATTGGCTTGTTCTTTCACAATTTCCTCTAAAGCCAAATGTTTCTTGTAAATTTCCTGAGTGCCTGCAATACCGATAGTCATTAAAGGATACGTAGAAACAGTTTTTCTGTCTTCAGTTGCTAAGCATTCTGGTATTTCCTCTGCAATGAATCCATACTCTAAAGGAATGTCTTTAATAGTAGGCATTGGCTTTTGATATCCGCCTGCTACAATCTTCTCCCGTTTTTCATAGAGTTTTTGCATTTCAGACTTACGATAGTACTGCTTAGGCTGTAGTTGCATTAATGTTTCTAAAGGATCTACTTCAATTTCCTTGATAGCCGTTTTAACCTGTCTAGTCGATTCCCACATATTTTGTGTTAAGTAGACTTTATCAACATGGATATTACTTAAGCTATTACCGTCACCCTTTTTAACTTGCAACCCGTACTTAGTATAGTCAGGGTGTTGTGGGATACGTAAAGTAACCAGGTGTCCCATTCTAAAATCTACGTCAGCCTGAGTGTTACCTCCAGAGCGTTTATCGTTAATGTATAACGTTCTTATCCTCCATTCGTCAGCGCCTTTACTGTTAGAACTATTTAGGAACCAACTACCATTGTAAGCATCTAAAGACATGCTAGTACCTGATACAAGTTGAATATCATTTAAGCTTTTACTGCCCCTAGTAGTGTTCATACGGATATGTCCTTTAGCGTCTAGGTCAATATCGCTATCTTCTGAGCGCATTTCAATGCTACCCATGTATCCCATTTTTATAGACGATTTCATGTTTATAGATCCGTCTGAATTACGGCTTCTAGCCATACCGATACGACAATTTGATAAATCGTAGTTATTCCATTTTGGTGTTTGTTGCTCTAGGAATAAGGAACCATTAACCTCTAATCTGTTAGCGTTGTCGTAGTTGTTTCCAAGCACTAGAGCTGTACGGACTGTATTATCTGGTAAGTTAGGCATGAAACCTAAATATCCACGTGTGATTGGTCCCGTGTTACCTACATTGGATTTAAGAGAAATATTTTGCTGATTCATGTCAACAAAATAGCCTGTAGAGTTTGTACTAGTTGAGATAGTTACACCTGCTAGTCTACCAGATTCTATAGACTTTGCAGTTACAGCTCCGTCCAGGTTAATCTTATTGGCCTGGATCAATACAGATTGAGCTGTTTGGTTGATTGTGGAAGCGACCTCATTGTTTTTAACTCTTTGAGTAATCTCTCCTGCCATCAAAGCAATCGAGCTTGTGTGAGAATCTACAATGGCCTTACTTCCAAATTGACCGTTTGCTTCTTTTTTTGTGTAAACATCCGTTTTCTCTGCCTTTAAATCTATACGGTTAGATTGCTGATTCATGCTTGTTTCAAGAGTCGATACCTTAGAGTTAAACTCTGTGGTAGCTACTTTCTTAGCAACCTCTCCTACAAGTTGGTCATAGTTAGCATAGTCTTTTGGGTTTTCCATGAAAGTTGAAGGAGTAGAACCTTGTTGTAATAATGGTTGTGCAGCGTAAAGTACACCATTCCTTCTTATCCATATATCAGCTCTTAATGCCGTTACAGGTGTAGCAGGAGCTGTTATTTTAGCGGATAATCTAACCCATGTATTATTTACTAGCTTAGGCAATAATTCAGTTTGTAAAGATGTAGATCCGGTAGAACCATTGAAGAACTGAAGTTTGATAACTCCACCTTCTGTTTCTAAAAGTGCTTTGTTAGTGACATAGAACCATGCAGAGAATACATAATCTCCACTACCTGCAGTTACAGGTAATGTTTGAGATACACCGACGAATTGGCTTCCTGTATATCCAGAACTAGACATTTTCACTGAATTATAACCTTCATGAGTTACTGAAGAATCGGCGGCAACTGTTTTATTTGTTCCGACTCCTTGTAAAGTCCATTTCGTTGTACTTGGCGTTCTATTTGTCACAATACCGGAAGTAGGATGGATAACTCTATCTTCAAAAGCAGAGTTCATAATTATGTTATTATTTCCTAAAGCTCCAACATAATCTTGCATTTCTGTTGTTTTAACTCTTAAATCAATTTGATTGCTTAACTGTGTAATCTGTGAGCCCTGCTGTGTAATCTGTGTCCCTTGGTTTGTTTGTGTAGTCGTAAGAGTGTTAACTTTCGAGATAGTGCCGTCAAGGGACTGCTGCAGATTATTAGATTTAGTTTCTAATGATCCCGTGCGATTTGACACGCTTGTAATGTTTGAAGAAAGACTGTCTACGTCCTGTTTTAAAGTGTTCTGCGTTCTCATAGTCTCAATACTATTAGGACTCCAAGGAGACTTAATAGAACCTGCTTCAAGTTTTAGCTTAGCTAACCATATATTTTTAGTGTTAGCTTCTGCTACTCGTGGGAATCTGAAGCGGATAAACCAACCCTTTGTGTTTGGTTTTAAAGTGAAAGTATGGCTCTCACGTGACCAACTGAGCTGAGCATATGTTTTAGCTTCTGCTTCACTCCAAGAAGTACCGTCATGTTGAAATATGATCGTTTGCATTCCCGTCAAGTCCTGCTTTTGGTCAAACGATAGAGTCAAAGTCTCCCCCGCACTAAAACCGTGCATTAGATTCACATTTGTAGCTCCTATTTGGTAAAAAGCATCCGAGTAGCTAGAACATGTAAATTGGATATGATCCATGTTAGTTGCGTTTCTTGTACAACCGTTAAACGTGTAAGCAGAATCATCATGTAATACAGCAATTTCACCTTTTTCTCCTGAAGACTTATACAGGAAGTTCTCTCCACCGCCTTGTACTGCTTTTGTGATAGTTAGCATGTTAGTATCAACTGTTTGGATAATTTCGTTTGTTTTAACAACTAGCACTGAAATGTCTTCAGGTGCAGTCCTCCAAGTGTAGAGCTTTGTCCCTATAGTCAATTGAGGTTGACTTTGTTGAAACCATGCAGTCCCGCCTGTATTCTCATTGACTTCAAACCTCATATAACTCTCAGGTGCAGCCCCGCTAACCGTTAGCATATCAGCCGTTACAGTAGTTTCTACATCGTATCTAGCCCATGTATTACTTACGTTGAATGATTTAGCGTTGTTACGTCCTCGGAAAAAGTATGATACGACTTTCGTTTGTCCTGCGGGTAATCCCTTAATACGCATATAAATGCTTACGTTAAGAATGTCCCCTACTTTAACAACTCCCCTGTCAGCTAGGTCTTTAAAGTTATAGCACAAGCTTGACCAACTAGACTGCGTTTCCGCTACTGCGTTGTCTTGGAAAGTATCTGCTGAGATTCTAGCCCCTGCACCTTTCAGAAGCCAACGCTTCAAAGGGTCATACGTTGTAGAATAGCCTTTGAAACTACCTGCGTCCATGAACAAGTTAGTTACATCATCGTTAATAGCTGAAACAGTTGACTCAATAGAAGAAATCTTTTGTTTATTAGCGTCCACCGTTTGAGTAATCTCATTAGTTTTTGAAGTGAATACATCAAGTGTCGGACTCGGTGGAGCATATGCAACTACCCCGTCCCCTTCTGTAACCATTATCTCTGTGAACTCTACACCCTTGCTACGTGTAGTAGCAGACTTACCTGCATAGAGAAGAATCCCTACAGTTGAAGCATTAGTTTTCTTGAAAGTGTGAGTGATGAAGCCGTCTTTAATTTCAATGTGTTGCTGTGAGCCGTTAGGGTAAGGATAAACTGAAATGTGTGTGTCTGTGCCTGCTGTGAATTTAACTCGGGCTGAAACTGTGTAGGTACGATTCAACTGCATATTAACAGGTAGATTTGCATAATTAAAATTGTCTGCGTCTGTCCCTGTATTCTTTGGATGTACAACCCATCTAGCAGAATCCACTTTAAGCAAGTTGTCCGAGCCTGTACGTCTATTCTCTACAGCAGTTACACGTGAGATAGTACTGTCAATCGTTTGTACAATCTCGTTTGTTTTCTTGACAATATCCCCGCTTGGCGCTTGCCAATCTTCTGTAATTTGATTCCCTTCAACTAATTGGAAGTATCTAACGTAAGCGAAAGCATTCGAATTAATAATCTCCTGTGAATACATGAAGGGAGTAAACAGCGTGTTTTCTGCGCCTGCTAGTGTTTTAAATTTGTAGCTGACACGTGTCCAAGTATTAGCAAGGATTTTCTTAGAAGCAGGCTCTAAAATAGCCCTCTGTACGGCTGTATGAGGGTTTTCTCCAATAGTTGACCAAAAGTGCAGGGGATTCCCTGAACCGTCAGAAATGACGTTATCTACAGGTATTTTAATCAATGCAGAGTATACATATTCTGTATCAGGTTTAAGTATAACGGGACTGCTTGCACGGATAGAACCTTTGATTTTCATAGCATTAAAGCCGTCTTCTGTTACAACTTCCATAGTTGAGTTAGCAGGCGTGTTTGCCATCCAACCCCCTGTATTAGAAAACATACCTGAGTTTGGGATTAAGTTGTCACGTCCGTACTTAGTGTTCTTCATAGTAGTCTCTACAGCAGTAAGTTTCTGAGCGTTCTGATCCACAGTGTTTATAATCTCGTTCGTTTTCTGTGTAAATTGCTGTGTAGTCGTCAACTCTTCAGGTGATAGCTTCCAAGCCGTCGCTTGGTTTCCTTCCTCAATTTGTCCATTATGAAGGCGAATGCTACCAGTTAAGTCCCTTGCTCCCATCGTTACATTAATAACCTTAATCTCTTTATCGTTTACTTTCACGGTGTTTACAAATCGTTGGCTTACGTAGTCCTTATTTAGCTCAATCTTATTGTCAATTCTACCGTTAAGGTACTGAGTAGCTGTTCCGTCCACAAATTGAATGCTTATTTCCATTCCAAGCCAAGGGTTATTCCCTTTAGCTGTAATCTTACCTGTTAAATACATTGAGATAGTAAGTTCTTTACCCCGTATGTTGTATTTAGGGAATGGAGGGGGAGTAGATTTAAAGCCGTTGTAGTTGCCTGTAGCAGAAGGGTTATTGAATATCTCTTCAGTTCCTTGAATCATATTGACAGAGCCAATACTCATACCGTCAAAGCGTCCTGTCAGTTCCTCAATCTTCTGTACTGATCCGTTAGCCGTTTGCTCAATCGTATTCGTTTTAGTCTTCAGGTTTGTAATATCCCCAGTAGCAGTATTAATCTTGCCCTCCGCTATTCCTATACGAGTAGTAAGACCTGTAGCTGTTTGCTCAACCGTAGTAACACGGTTAGTAACGCCTTTCAAGTTACTGTTAGTAGTGTCGAGACTTGACTGCTCCGCTTTAGATTTGATAGCTGTAGCGTTACGAGTAATATCTGTATTCATATCAGTGAATTTCTGTACGTTACCTGCTTTGTCCGTCTCATACGTCTGCTTCCCTACAACGTTACTATCAATGTAGTTCTTATCATAAACGCCTGACTGGTCAGCTTTCCCTGTTAATTGTTGGTCAATCCAGGTTTGATCCACTTTCTTATTAACGTTAGTTGTTAAATCTGTAATACGTTGCTTCTCGGTGTTAATGTTACCCTGTATCTCAGACTTAGCAGAGGTTAAAGCGTTCTGACCTGTTATAATATCCTGCTTCGCTTTTGTAATGTCATTCTGAGCCTGTGTAAGAGCCGTGTTAAGCGGTTTAGTGTCAGGGGAAATAATTAACCATGCCCCGCCCTTCCAAAGCTTCAGAACCTTATTAGCAGGGTCGCTATTATCACTCCAAAGCGTTTTCCCGTCCTTTAGGTTAGCTGTAGGCGGTATAGCACTTTCTATAATATCCACAAGATTTTGCGCCATGTAATCTTGAGTTGCTTCTGCTAAGTCTTTAGCTATTTTACTTTCCTGTTGTGCTTGCTTTGACTTGTTGATAGCATCTTGAATGTCTACACCTTGATTTTTTACTGTATCCTTTAAAGCATCAAACCACCCTTGTGGTACTTTATCTTGTAAAGATGCTAAAATTTTTTGGTACATTCTGCGTAACTCTTCATTCGAATCAATAATTTCACGATAATCACCAAACACATATTTATCTTGTATAGGGTCTTTAAAAGATTCATCACCAGCAATAGCACGTGCTTCAAGGTACAACTTAGGTGTGAAACCTTTATCTATGATCCGGATTGTATCGCCTTCATTAATTAATTCGTGTGCTAATCCAAATACTTGCCCTATACTTTGTGCTTGAACTTCGTAAGAAACAGATGTATTTACACGTTTTTCTATTTCTGTTTTCATAAGAGTTTTAAGTCGTTGCGGAGTCATATCTTGATTTTCTGTCTCTGGGCTATAGAAACCGAATTTATGTTGCCCTTTTTCATTCCATCGTTGAAATGCACCGTCATCTACAAGGTAAGGTATGCCGTTATTTATTTCTGCAATAGTAATAAATTCTCCGCCTTCTTTTTTAACGAAACCTAATAAGGCTGTACATATGTTTTGGGAGTTCTCAATACGCTTAATGCCCATTAAATCTTTACCAAGAGTTACTTCTTTCCTTGTATCTCTTCCTCGCTTCTTCACCATATCTACATAACGACCAACTATTTGAGATCCTACAACTTCAGCGCGATATTGAATTTCTAATTCAAATGAAGAAGCAATCTGTTTGAGAAAGGTCAGTGGATCAGTAAATTCATCAATAGTCATAGAATGCGATCCATTATGCTCCATTTTACCTATTTTCCACTTGGTACCTGCAAGAGCTATTCCCATACATTCATTCAACGTTTTACCTTCAATTTTTTGTGGATTAATAATCCCTGCTTTAGCAAGCTGAATCCATTCACCAGATGCATAAGCAACCACTGATCTATCTTTAGAATCTTTTTCCGCTTCAGTAATTACATATGGGACAATTCGACCATCACGTACTTCTTTTAATACTAAATTTTGTTGTAAAAGTGTTGCTGCATGTTCTGTATTATCAAACACCCTAAACTCTAATGTATCTATATTATTCTTGATTTCCCAATGGCGTTTATCATCCCAATAATCTTTTGGTTGTATAGCTGAAACGATTTGACTAGTTTTAAAATCAACGATATGTAAGATCCCACTTGGTGTTCTCATCTAAATCGCTCCCTATAACTTAATTTTGCTATTCCTATATTTGCTGGACGTACTATAATTTCATTCGGACCTCTTTTTACAATAGGAAATGAACTGAATATGTCTTTCAATCCAATCACATTTTTTCCGTTAATTGTTACTAATGATCTTTCTGTATCTATTTGTATTTTGTCTCCTATATCAAAAATATAAGGAGTCTCATCTATGGTTAAAGTGTTTATCTTCCAAAACTTAACATCTTCAATAAATGCAATATCAGCTGGTGGATTAGAACCATAAACAATACATCCTACAGCTATCTTTGCTACTGGCCTAGCTGTCATAGGATTACTGTCAGACTCATCTCTCCATGTACGGACAAAACTAGCATCATCTATCTCCGTATTCTTTCGATATTTAGCAAAATAGAAACTCCATTCTTTGCCCCTGCGAGCTACTGCAACATGTCCTCTAAAGTCGTTAAATGTATCAGAGTACATTCCCATCTCGTCAGAAATCCATTTTCTAGAACCTCCTGAATCAATAATTGCTTGTGCTGTTGTCATTTCATGACTCATATACTCATCAGCCATGGCTAGTTCAACTATCACATTATCGTTAGCATCTAAAAGCATAACCACAGTTTTCCCCATTCTGTTCCAGTGTTCAGACTGAAAAGTCATTTGCACATCAAGTCTAAAATCTTGGATAACGCCACCTGTATTAGGAATAGTTCTCTTCATAAAAGGACCATGCCACTCAGTATCCGTTCCCGTTCCATATGAGTCAGGTGTAAAAGCGTATCCTTGCCAAACCTTCATAGCCCCTGAACTTTTGTAAATCCCTATTTGACCGGTTACAGCATTCCAGGTAGTTAAACTCTTCATTTCGTCCCATATGAGACGCTCATTTTGTTTCACAACACGAGTTTTAACACCTGTGGGATAACCTAATCTAAAGTATTCGTCACCATTCCAAACATCAAGAAAAGGGCTCTGTGCTCCCACAGTTATATCAATAACGGGATTAGACTCTACAGAGCCATTGTTACGTAATGAAGCTTTTAAGTCTCCCTTCTCAATAGCCAATATTTTCTCTTGTACAGCTCCCAACTTATAAGGCATTGGACAAATAAATTTAAGTGTTCCTGTACCCAGGGCTACAAATTCATCTGGATCAAAGCTATCATCTACAATTGCTAAATATGTTCTATTTGGTTCTATATCAAAAATAAGTTCTGCTGGTTGATCTGTTATTAACCACCCTGCAATTTGCTCTTTCAGCGTTTCTAAATCAGATCCATCAGGAACTATAATTCCCACAGGAATAGAAAGAACCCGAATTTCAGTTTGTGTGTTTAATAGTCTTGCACCAGGATACCCCGGAATACTTAATAAATTTCTTTTCAATGGCGCCCAAGTAGGTCTTTTCAAACCTTTTGCAATTTGAACAAATTCTTTACGCTCGTTGTTAAATGTAAAAGAGCTCATTTTGACACCCCATTTCTCTACAAAATAAAAGAAACACAGACCTAAAAGGCTGAGTTTCTTTGCTCTTCTCTTTCTTGATATTCTTTTGTATATCGATAAGTTCCGCGCGCTAGATCACGACCATCTAAAATAACAGGAACTTCAACAACCAAATCACCACCAAGCGTCGGAATTGCTCCATCACCAGATGAGCCAGACGAGTAATTAAACACTTGATTTGCAACTGTATTTGTCATAGCTTGTCTACTATTTGACATGTTCCCATATACACCACTCATGACAGTCTTTAATCCTGATAACTGGCTCATAGAGTTTGCCATCATGCGGCTCATATCACCCATTAATTGATTCATAGTTCCAGTAATACCAAGCGATTTTTCTTTTGATGATAAAGGAGTAACTGTGATTGAATTACCTTTTTTGGTAAATAACTCTGGCCCAGCTTCACCTGTGATAAATGAACCATCACCTACAGGCTTCCCACCTTTAGCAAGCATTGGTACATGTGGAATAGTTGGAGCACTTACTCCTGGTATATTATTTAACAATTCTGCTGGTGTATTAAAGCCATCTATGAACTTATTAATAATACGAATGATTCCGTTGATAGCTGTACGAATACCACTCTTAATTCCATCCCAAACGCCTAATACCGCTGACTTCATTCCATTAAATGCCCCACTAACAGCACTTGTTACCCAACGAACAGGAGTCATAATGGCATCTTTTAATCCATTCCACACTGAAGACGCTGTAGATTTAATACCATTCCAGATACTTGAAAGTGTAGACTTAATGCCATTCCAAACACTACTACTTGCACTACTAATTATATTCCAAACAGTTGAAATAGCTGATTTAATACTATTAAAAATTGAACTTGCTGTGGAAACAATTGAGTTCCATAAGCTAGAAAGATAGCTTTTAATCGCATTCCAGACCGCACTTGTAGTGGAACTAATAGTATTCCAGACATTCACAATCCAGTTTTTTATTGCATCAAAAATTGGTGTTACAATAGCTACTAATCCATTCCAACATGCTTGTAAGAAATTCTTAACTGCATTCCACACAGCCATCGTCGCTGAACTGATTGTATCCCACACACTAACAATCCAGGATTTGATTTTTTCAAAGATTGGCGTTACAAATGACACAAGTCCATTCCAACAAGAAACTAAGAAATTCTTAATCGTTTCCCATACTAGGCTTGTAGTAGAACTAATTTTATTCCAACATTCAGAAATGAAATTCTTAATACTTTCAAATAGTGGAGTAGCAAAGTATAAAATAGCCGTCCAAATCGCTTGTAAGTATTGAGTAATGAAATTCCATACAGCTTGGATCACTGTAGAAATACCATTCCAAATCATAGAGAAGAAATCAGCAATCCCTTGTAAAACAGGAGTTATAAAAGCTACCAATCCATTCCAAGTCTCTTGAAAGAATGTAGAAATAGAAGTCCATATTTCTGTAAAGAACGTCGCTATCCCCTGCAAAACTGAAGTTAAATATTCAACTATTCCATTCCAGATTTCCATACAGAAATTAAAAATGGATGTCCAAACACCAACGTATGCTTCTAAAATAGTGGTTCCCCACGTTACAACAAACTCTACTATGCCATTCCATATACCTATTAAAAATTCCTTAATTGAGTTCCAAACTGCTGATGTAGATTCACTAATGCTATTCCACGCTTCACTTGCCCATTGCACAATCCCATCCCATATTCCTACTAAGAACTCTCCAATTGCATTCCAAGCATCAATGGTCCATTGTTTTATAGAATCCCAATTTTGATAAATTAGTACGCCTAAGGCAACTACAGCGGCTACAACCACAGCGATTAACGCTACCCACCCCATCATTGCAGCCCCTACACCCGATATGACGACAACTATTGGTGCTAAAGCCATAAATGCTCCTGCAATTACGCCAATAGCTACTACGATAGCTGCCAAAGTGGCTGCTAGTTTTGGATTATTAGAAATCCAATCGGCTATCTTAGCAACAACATCAGCTATAACTCCAAGAACAGGTTTGAGAGCCGTTTGTAAATCTTGCATTGCCTTTTGGAATTTCACTGCTGGACTTGCATCTATTTTAGAAGTAGCACCATGTAAGTCCTCTACTCCTTTTTTCAAATCAACTTGTTTACCTTCTGCTTTCAAGATGGTGTCTATGATTTTCTTTCCTTGATCTTCCCAAAGTGTACCGAACATCTTCGTGCCAAGTGCATTTCTGTCTGTTGCATTTTCAACACCAGCTAAGGCCTTGGTTGCTTCAAGCATAGCTTTTTGTCCATTTTCACCGCCACCAGCAATTGCCTGACCCCATTTTGCAAACTGATCTGCCGAAATCTTTGTTTTATCTAAAACCTCTTGCATAGACTTATCTACACCGGCCCCAAACTCAGCCATTTTGATACGTCCTTCTTTAACACCCGATATGTTCAACAGGACTCGCAACATCCTGCCAGTTCTCTTATGAACTTCTGTATATCACTATACAGACCAGACTATATCATCATCTTTTATATAAGATGCTCCCCATTTCGGATGTCATTAACTTACACCCTACGCTTTTCAGCTAGTCGTTGCACGTTCCTTTGTTAAAGGCTTCGCTCAGTATTGTCTCATTTGAGAGTTTCACTGAATTAAAGGAGTTTTCTATGAATGTCACCACTCATAGGGACAATTTTTCATCCAAAAGATTATCGATATTCCAACTTTTAGTGTCGACTCCTGCAGACAGAATTCCTTGGACTTCTTTCGCTGAAAATCCAGCTTGAACCATCTGATCCCCATATTCAGCGATAATATCCAATTGTTCTGGTGGAAATCCTGTTTTTAATAATGTGTTAACTAATCCCAATGCTTCCTCGTTAGTAATACCTAACGTTGCACCAATCTCATTGGTTTCTTGTATAAGTTCATTAAAATCAATTCCAGCGTAAGATGCTGCAATAGTCGCTGCCCCTTTAACCACAGCGGCATTTGTTTCATCAGAAGCATCCTTATTTAATGCCCATTGTCTGCGAACACCTTCTAATGCTTCTTCAGCGTCGATACCATAAGTACTAACACCCCTAATAGCTTCTTCCACTGATTTTTTCGAAGACTCTGGAACATCAAATGTGATATCAATTTTTGTTTGTAGACTTGACATATCCATTGCTTTTTCAATAGCGGTTGCAATACCGCCACCAGCTGCCATTCCACCTATAACATTTTCTAATCCTATTTTTAATCCTTCAAACTTTTTCTCTGTTTTGCCAACTTCCTGTTGTAAGTCTCTTAGTTCGTTTCGTACTTGTTGAATCGAGTTACCAGCATCTACAGATCGAAGCGCACGTTGTAACTTTTCAATATCAGCTTCTGTTCCTAATGCTTCTCGTCCGATAATTCCAATTGCTTGATCTAACTGCTTACTGGTAGCCGTTCCACTTCGAATTGCATTCACAAGACGATTTCCTAATGCTCCCGCAAAATCATCAACACTTTTTCCAGTAGCGCTAAACAATGTTTCTAACTGTCTTGTTGAACTTGCTACACTATCTTGCTCAGCCTTCATGTTTCCAAGCTTATTCTTCAGACCATTAAGCGATCCTTCTGTAAATTCAATTTCACGCCTAAATGCGCGATATTGCTCTTCGGAAATTTTTCCGTTTTGGAATTGTGCTTGGACTTGTTGTTCCGCTGCCTTCAATTTATCTAACTTTTGTGTGGTGTTTTCAATTTGCTGAGTCAGTAACTGTTGCTTTTGAGCTAAAGCTTCAATATTACCTGGATCAAATTTTAATAATCGTTCAACATCTTTAAGCTCTTTGGTTAAATCATTACTTCGCTTATTAACATCTTTTAACGCATTTTGAAGTCCGGTAGTTTCACCACCAATTTCAATCGTAATCCCTTTAATTCTTCCTCCTGCCATCATCTCACCCCTTTCCTAGAACGAATCGAAGTCTTTTTGATTTGCTTTACGAGTTTTTTCTTTGTCTGGATTCTCCATTTCAGCAAATTCAGCAATGTAATCAAAGCAATCACCAATTGTCATTACTTCTAAATCCCAACTCGTTAATTTCGCTTTATAACAAAGAGCAAGGAACAAATCAGTGGTGAATTCTTCATCACTGAAAGTCCCTTGCTCTTCATTACTTTTCTTTAGTTTTTTTTTGCTCCCATTGTACTTTGAATCATATCGTTAATCTCTGGAATGATTTCGTAAATAGGAAACTCTTCAAATCCGTCTAACCATGTAATTGGATCAGGTAGATTCGGTTCAGCAGTTTTAGCATATAACCAAACTAAATCATAAATAACTTCAAAATCTATTTTCTTTAAATCTACATTTGAGAGGTCAATAGAAGGCTGAGAACCATCTTGTGGTGTAAATGTACCAATAGCTCCTAAAGCCATCATGTCCGCAAACAAATCACGTCTAAATTGCGCTTTATAACGCTTAACAGTTGCTGCTGTACTTTTCAGTCGAACTTGCTTACCATCTATTACAATTGTTTTTTCCATCTCATTACACTCCTTTTGGTGCTGTTGGTGTTTTCACATAGACCTTTTTGTACCAATTATCATGGATTGCTGGTGTAGTTTTAGAAGTTGTCTTTGTCTTAACCATCGGTCTACCACCAGTTGCTAGAATAATTGGGCTCGCGACGAATTTAAGCTCGTTTGTATTCGGTTCAGCTGAATTCGTTTTTGATTTCGATGAAATATTAGGACGACTTGCTGAACAGTTATACATGACATGACGAGTTGCTTTCACATCACCATCAAACTCAAATAACAGCGCGAATGGTTTACCTTTTGCATCGGCCAACTCATTTAATACACCATCTGTCTCATCTAATTGTTCACCTAACGCATCAATTACAAATTGCTCCGGAAGGAGTGCAATATTTAACGTTCCTTCATAACCTTGGTTATTATCCGCTGAGTAATAAAGCATATCGTCGGCATAGAATTCAATTAAATCACCGCGTGGTTCATTTGTTAGTTCAACCGCACCAGGCATTGGAATTGGTGTTCCAAATGTAACTACCCCATCTTTTGTTTCATATGTTGCATAATGGACATTTTTCAATCCAAAACTTACTTTGTTCTCACTCATTTATATCAACCTCGTTTCATAATTTTTTTGAAATAGGTTTTCAGTTTCAATAAAAACCTCATAGGATTCATAAGGAATCTCATAATTGTCTAGGAGTTTTTCAAGATTTGCTTCAGCAATTAAATCTTTTTTATTTGTATAAAGCTCGATACTTAAGTTATTTATCTTGTGATATACCTTGTTATCAGCCATTAAATTCGCTGATCCGTCCACAAGAAAACAAATATAAGGTGGCGCTGGAACCGGATTAGTTGGCGTTGCTGTGAAATGTGAATAAGCCACAGGATAACCTGTAGCATCAAGGATTTTCTTTAATTCACCTAATGTCATTGTTGAACTGCCCTTTCGACACGTTCAATTAGTTCATTTATCGCTTTTTCTTCTGCCGGAGCAATGTGAACCTTAGCTGCTACACGGCCACCATTTGCTTTAGCATGTCCCTTTTCCAATAAATGTGTAAGTTGTGGTTTCAGTGCATTATAAACAATGATCGCACTGCCATCCTTCTTTTTCCGCCAGCCTTTACCATACTTCCCTGTTTTCTTAGGACTTTTTTGTTTCAATTCATTAACAAGATCAGTCGCAACCTTTTCTTTAGCATCTTCTATATCTTCTTCTACTAAATTAGCGTATCTTTGCAATTCCCTAGCAATATCACTTGCCAGAGTATCAATATTAGACACCTGCTTTCACCTCACAATAAAGTTCGATTTTTTCATCGTCTCTTTCATACGTGCGGTAAATGCTATATTTTTTATCTCGGTACTTCACTTTTCGTTCATCCTGGTAATCACAGACATGAACAATCAATATATGACTGGCCTTGATGTTACTTTGTCCAGCTTGAAAGAATTCTGATTGAGGGACTGATTTTTTCTTACAAAATACCTGTCTACTAAATACTTCATTTTCCTCAACTTGTCCTAGTTCATCTTTAGTAATTGTTATTACTGGGAATAGTAAAATATCATTCATTTATAGTCACCCGCTAAAGTTAAATGATTCTTAAGCATGTTATAAGATGCTAAAAAACGTTCTGCCTCTTTTGCGTCTGAAATAAAATTAGCTTTTACATACGTAATGATTGCTCTTTTAATTAGAGGATCAGTGTCATCATTTACCTTGAGATAAGAAACACCAGATAACTTCAAATCATATCGAGATGCTTCAATCAAATCTTCAAGTTCATCATCAAGAGCATTATGTGAGATGCGTACCGCTTTCTTCACAACATCAAGCATCATATTCATTCACCAACTTGCTCTAACTCTTTTAAAGCTTCCAGAGCTGCATCTTTCCCCTTAACCTTTTCACCATTTGGAAGTTCGTAATACCCTCCTCCAACATGGACTGGTCCTTTTGAGCCTTCTTGTTTATCTATAATTCTTTCTTTATTCAAGAAACCTTCATCTTGTAAATACATTACACGTTCTGAGTCATTTGATTCATATGAATCTGCAACACTATAATGAATGAAAGTGAATTTATCTCGAAAAGCTCTTTTTACAACATATTTATTCAACGGTTTCCCACTCACTGTTAAACCTCCTTATACCATAAAGAAAAGCGACTATTATACAGTAGCCGCTTTCTTCACTCGCAAGAATCCATTTTTAGAAATTACGTTACCACCTGCAAAAACAGAGCCTCTATGAGCAATCATACCTTGCTTGAATTTAAAGTCTGTAGATCGTTGAACGTCCATATCCGAGAAGATAGTAAGTTGATAGTTTGATAAAGGACCATATGCCATGTTATATTGTCCTGCAGTCGTTTTAGCATCAGAAACAGCCTTACAAGCACTATTAATAATGAATGGTACCCCGTCAATTGTTCCTGAATTACCTTGTGATACTACGTTATATACCTTTTTACCGTCAGACGTACGAAGCTTAGCAAATGCTTTTAAGTCTAGTTTATTTAAAATCAATACTGCCGCATCTTCTACGTCTTCATCTCCACCATAGCTATAAACAATTTCATCCAATGTAGATGCATCAATTGCTGAAATTTCTAAATCTGTTGCTGAATCAATTGCCGTAGCTGCTGCCGAGAAAATACCAGCAAGTCGATTCGTCGCACCTGTACCAATTAAAATTTCACGAGTTAACTTTTTACGAGTAGCTACTGTGATCCCCTTCATTACTTCAGCATCATAATCAGCTGCTGGTAATTTCTGAAGCTCTTCTGTGTCCTCTGAATAAGCTGTAACTTTTGCTTTTGTGATATCAGCATATCCAAAAGTTGTTTCTGATGTATTGTAGTCATTACCTTCAGTTGTGTAATCACCTTCTCCATAACTTTTAATATACGGCTGTTGGTAACTCTCTCCACCTTTTAAAGTTTTAGAAGAAACACGATCAATCAGTGTAGACACTTCATTGAAAGTTGGACGAATATCCGTTGCACTATGCTTAGGTAAAACTACATTACCACTTCCAACTGTAACAGCACGGTTTTCCATTAGAGCCTGTCCACGTTTTTCAGAAGTCTCTAATTCTACGTCCTGTTTTTGAGATTCATTGTTAAATGTTTCAACTGTACGCATTTCAGGCATTTGATTATTATTAATCTCCTCTGCTTCTTTTAATAATCTTTGTCGTGTTTCAATTTGTTTTTGTGTTTCTTCCAGATCTCGTAACTCTGTTTCTAATGCTGTTAAATCTACTTCCTTATCGCTTTGTAACATTGAGCGAATTTCGGATTTTCTAGTTAAAATTTCTTGTAATGTTTTCAAATGAATCTCTCCCTTATAAATATGTTTTTAAAATTAGTTTTTTACGTAATTCTTTTTGATTGCGTTCCTTCACAAATTGTTTATATGGGTCATGACTTCTAGCTGAAACTTGCGAATCAGGATAAGCTGGGAAAGCTACTGGACTAATCTCTAGTAACTTAGCTTTTGTTACACTACGAACTACATTGTCCGGATCTGATTCATCCCATTCTTCTTTGACCATTTGGAACCCAAAGGAAACACCGTCTACATCACCGCGTTTAATCGTCTCATATGTGTCATTTCCGAGTGTTGTATTGGCTAATTCTAGTTCAAACCTTAGTCCAATCTCATCTTCAAATAAACGAAGAGTACCATTTTTAGTTCTTCCTAACACTTGTGATGTATCGTGGCTCCATAAAGCTAATTGATCATCTTGAGTCAAGGACTCTGTGAAAGCTCCTTTTTTAAACTGCTCTTTAAATCGTTGCCAATAGCCCATAGTTACAGATTTCATTTCCCATTTAACTGCATAACCAGAAATTGTCCGAAGGCCATTTTCTAATTCCCTAATTTCAAGAGCACTACTCAGTAGTTCCCTCTTTTCCGTCTTGTTCATTATCATCACCTCCTTCATCAGTGACATTTCCTTCTTTAACTAAAGCTGTATCTAATCTTCTAATCGGCTTAGATCCACCTTCAATTGGTCCAAGTGAAAGAATTGAACGCCATTCATTTGGTGTCATAGCTCCTCTATCAACCATTTGAACTAAATCCATCTTTGTACTTAAAGAAGCGTATTGAAGTGAAGAGGATTCAAAGATAATCTTGTTACCAAATCCCCTTTCCCGACGTGAAAAAAGCTTCCTGGTATATTCCCCAGCAAGCTGCATTGCAAATGGCTCAATTTCTGATTCATAATAAGCTGTCCATTCATCCTCGTTATATTTACTTTGGATAATCTTTTCGTTTGTATTAAAAAAATTATAAATACGTTGTACTGTTTCTTGCATCTGCTTTGAATCTGGTACAAACGCTTCAGGTTTTACCTGTTCTAAATCATATCGCGGATCAGAAGAAGCTGCTCCACCATCATTTGAGATATTTAAATAGTTATTTACAAAGTTTTTGACCTGACTATCAATATCTTCTTGTTTTAGTACTGACTTAAACTTAAGAATCCACTTTACTACTGCACTATTTTTAATTGCTTTAACAATACCTTGATCAGTAGTTGTAACAATCTCCATTAACTGCGCTAATGCATTACCAGGATGCTCTCCAAAAAAGTCATTATCATTAAAGTCTTTGCGCAAATGAATGATATCTGTATACGGAATCGTCATCTGCTTACCATTTTTAAAATAGAACTTTAAAAAGATGTCTCCCTGTGCACCTTCTACAACTTCAACTGTCGTACATGGAATAGGATAAATCTCAGTAGGATAACCAAAATCATCACGCTTAACATAAGCGAATGCATTATGATTCAACTCTAATTGAACAGCCATTTTCTCTTGAAACATTTGTCCTGTCATCAATGGATTAGGCTCTTCCAGTAAAAATCTCATATAAGAATCTGGATTCACCTTAAATTCAGTAGAGTTATCTCGTATATGCTTGGCTATGAGCTTACCAACCGCTTTCGCTTTAGGACGTATACACGCTCGTATAATGTCACTTTGATAGATGTCCCCATTCCACGCAAAAAAACCTCCACCATTATCGTTTATCATTTCAAAACGAGTTGTAGTAGGAGCCTGTTTCTTTCCAAATATCTTATCAAATAACCCCAAATTCTCACCTCCTTCTTATATCATGTTGAGGTAGTCATTTCGTTTTTCTTGAAGAACTACATATGCATTTAAAAGCGCTGCTGTGCCATCAATACGACGTCGTTGGTTCTTTGTTTTATTTGGTTGTATATTTAAATTTTTATCAACGTCTATTGCTGTGTTGGAAAGACACCACTTGTCAATTGTGTGGTTATTATAGTTTATCAGCTTAGATTCTAAGTCAGCTCCTAAAAGTTTCATCGGGCTAGAAAGGGTCTGTTTACCTTGTGCAACCGGAATCATAGCTTCCTTCCCGAAATACCCTTGCATGTCCTCAACCCAGTAATTCGCTGACCATTTATCATAGCCAATCCAAGGTAGATAAATACCATATTCATCTCGTATTTCTAAGAACCATTTCGTGACAAATTTATAATGAACGGAATTTCCCGGTGTTGTTCTTAATATTCCTTGCTCGTGCCATAAATTATATGGAATTTTATCTTCTTTACTTCGCTGCTCCAATAAATCTTCTGGAAGCCAATACATCTGCTTCACATAAATATGCGGGTCTTCTGGAACCATAAAAATAACCTTCGCTGCTGTTAAATCGGTAGTTGAAGATAAATCACAACCACCAATTCCATAGGAAGGTTTTAACTTTTCTATATCGAAAGTATCAGGATTATTTAGTTGTTCAAAAGTCAGCCATGCTTCTGTTGATGTTTCTCTTATATTAAAATCTTTTGTTAGTAAGTTTTTTACTAGCAAAGAATTTGCTTTTGCCTTGTTTACCTTGGTTTCAAGTTGGTCTATCTTTTTTATTGTGCCAAGCCCAGGATTGGCTTTCTGCCACTTTGATGGGTCAGTCCATTCCTCTCGTTTATCCAACTCATAGATTATGGGTAAAAAACGATCGTCTTTATATCCATCCGGATCATCAAGTCCATTTAACAACATTTCTGCTTCTTCATACTTCATATCATACACTGACTCTCGGACAGTTCCTGCTGTTGTAATCATAAATATCATTGGCTGTTCTCGTGAAGAAGTACCATCTACAATAACATCATATAAATTTTTGTCTTTCCAAGCATGAATTTCATCCATCATAGCACCATGTACGTTAAGTCCATCTAAAGTTTCACTATCAGAACCAAGTGGTTTAAATGTACTATCATTCCATTCAGAAACCATTTCAGATACTAAAGGTTTAATACGCTTTAATAGTGCTGGTGACTTCTTTACCATTCGCTTTGATTCTAACCAAACTAATTTCGCTTGGTCTTTCTTAGTTGCTACTGCATAAACTTCTGAACCTGGTTCCCCATCTGCTATTTGCAAATACAATCCAATCCCTGAACCAACAGTAGATTTTCCGTTTTTACGAGCAACTACAAGTAATACTTCCCTGTATTTTCTTGTGCCATCTATTCCATGTACAAAGCCAAAGGCTGCTGCAATAAATGCCTTTTGCCATACTTCTAAAACAATTGGTTTTCCGCCCCATTTTCCCTTTGAGTGCTTACAAAAATTTTCGATGAACTCAATGGCATGGTTCGCTTTCTTTGAGTCGTATTCATATATACTTTCTTTATCACCAATATCACTTACTAATTTCTTATATATTCTACGGACTTTTTCACTAACAATTTCTTTTCCTGATTCAATAAGGCTGTAATATTCAATGATTGGGTTATAAGACAAAGGATATTGTATCCTCATTTATTCATCACGAAGTCATCAAACCCATCATCCTTCTCCTTACTTTCAATCGGTTTCTTAGGTATGTAATCACCCAACTGCTTCATTATCGTTTGATAACTTTTATTCATAGCTATATATCTTCTTGCTGCTGGTCTTTCTCTTTCATAAGGCTCTTGATTCTCTGATTGCGAGAACATTTCATCGTAACCATTTTCATCAAGATCTTTACGAACATCTTCTAGTCGCACACGCAAATCTGCCGCTTCAACAATAAGCCCCTCTACTACCAAGAGGGTATCTTTTGGCATTTCTTTATATATCCTTTTAAGTCTGTTTATTTCTTTATTAACTCGTTCTTCTTTTGTGAGTTCTTTCTTTATCGCCATAAATAACACCTCATCTCTTCTGCATTTTGGGTAGGGGGGTCACGCGAAATGACCTGTGTATTACGTGAAGG